ATGAAAAAACATATCAAAGGCCAACAAGTTGAACGGAAAGGTTTGCACCATGTTTATGGAGAACCTGCTGACAATTTCAATAATCGCTGGCAACCAATGGCCTACACCACAAAAGAAATGAATGAATGGGCAATCGAAGCAAAACCTTTTGTTGAATGGGCACAAAATGAAACTGATCCACAAAAGCAAAAAGAAATTCTTGAAATGTCAGTTGGTTTGAACAAGTTGATGAACATCTATTTTGGTTATCGTGGTGAAGGCGGGAAAAATGACGTTCAACGGTTGACAGAAAAACTTTGGTATCCACTTCCCGATGAATCAATTATCACAAACAATGCTTGGAAGCTGCTGAAGGAAGCAATTCTTGAATACGACATTTCAATTGGTGATTTCAAACCGTTCTATGACAAAAAGTTGAAAAAACGTGCAACATCGGATTTGAACAAAGTAAAGGAAAATCGTGCAGAAAAGCAGGTCCCAGTCAGTCAATTGGAATCATACAAATCTAAGAATTCAAATGATGATGCTGATCAGTCGGAATTTGTTTATGGAATCGTCGAAGATAACTACTCACTTGAAGTTGATGACGAACTTCAATATTACGTGAAGAGATTGTTGAAGAATATTCCGGGAAGAAAAAATGCCAAAGAAAAACAAAAATTCATCCTTGATTTTATCATAAAAGATATGGTGAAGTCACAAACCGAAAGGAAAGCATTGATTGAACGGAAATTCCCAACAAAAGAAGTTGCTGAAAATTTAACAGAAAAATTTGGTGGAACTTTTGATGCAAATAAACGGTTTGTCATTCGTTTCAGAGAGCAAGCAATGGAAGAACTTGAATTGCTTGGGCACAAATTGAACACCACTTACACCAACGACAAAAAAGTGCTGAAAGAACGGAATATGAAAAAATTCTTCAACAAAGAAACACACGAGAAAAACAAGCACTATTCAGAATACCTGGAAAAATTCAAGAAAGGTCTTGCTTAAAATAGATAACTTGTAGAATTTGCAGATTTCAAACAAGGTGGGGAAATTCAACCTTCCCCACCACAAAAAAAATTTCTCCTTATGTCACCTTTGAGTAAAACGTTCCCCATATATATAGTGAGGAGGTAAAAACAATGAAAAACAAAACAAAAGAACAACTGAAAATTTGGTCCGCTGGAAATGGTCGGTTCTTCGCTTACACTGAAAACTTGAAGCTGAAAAACAAACTGGAAAGCATTGATGGAATTAGATTGATTGGATCATATCATACGCAGAAAGGTAAATTGTTTGGCCTTCAATTTGTGATTGACAATATTGAACTTAAAGAACATTTTGTCAAAATTGCTAAAGATGGAAACGTTGCAGAAACTAAAAAGCAACTTTCACTTTTCTAAAAGGAGGAATTGAAGATGAAAAAATCCCAGACAAAAACAATCTGTTGTGTCATTTGTGGTGCAGAAGAAGCAGTCAATGAGAAAACTTCCACTGATGGAATTGCACCTGATTGGTTCATCTTTAATGAAACGATTAATGAATTTGTTTGTTCTTGGGAATGTGATGAAATTGCAGAAGGAATGTTCAATTGTGGTTCTGGATATTTCATTGAGGAAATTTGAGGAGGTGTAGAAATTGCCTAAAGAAAAATTGCCATCTGCAAAAAATTGGCGGGAACGGAAAATTGAAACCTGGAATGCGACAACTTTTCATGAATATTTGAAACATAAACATCAGGAGAGATTTTCCCTTTCCTATCGGGCAGGCAACATTAGAGGCCAGAATTCACAGATAAAACGGTTGTATGAAGAAATCGGAAAAGAAGCAACTAAGGAATTCATTGACCTGTGCTTCCAAACCTACAAACCAAGGCAAGGTTACAATAGTTTAAATTTCTTTTACATGATTAGAAGCATGAATTTCCTGATCCCAAAAGCAGTTGACAACATTGAACGGAAAAGAAAAATTGCAGAAATGAAACAACGTCAACAACAACAAGAAATTCAACAACCTGAAGTTAATAAAGGTGAAGTTGAAAACATTCTTAAATATTGGGGGATTGAGTAATGAGAAAAACTAATGAAAAGAATTGCATTCTTCGGGGAGTTTGTGTAAAAGCAGGTTCTGAATCGCATTGTAATAAACTTTGTCCACTTTACAATTCTATGCACGGTCATAAAGGAATAGGTGGTCGTGTAGCAATGGCAAACATTCCAAAGGATTATCAGAAAATGACCATTTCTCACAATCCAGTTCGTGAAGTACAAAAACAAGCATATTTCCTGATTGACCGTTGGGCAAAGAAGTTTTTCCCTCTGATCTTTGAAGAAAATGCGGAAAGAATTAAACCACTTTACCTTTATTCAAAAGAAGTCGGAACCGGAAAAACAGCAACTGCTGCTTCTATTGCAAATTCATTTTTGGTTTACACCTTCACAGAAGCATTGAAACGTGGACAGCAGCCATTAGAACGTCCAGTATATTTCTTGGATTTTAACCAATGGCAAAGGGAATTTGCTGCTTTCAATAATCCAAAGATTCCCCGTGATATGGGAGAAAAAATGGCACGTAAGTTTTACGAAATCCGGGATATTGCAAAGGACGTTCTTTTACTTGTGGTTGATGATATTGGAATTGAGGACCCAAGCAATGCTTTCCATGGAATTGCCCATGATTTGATCAACCACAGACTTGTGAATTGGTTGCCCACAATATTTACGTCAAACGTTGAGATGGAAGATTTGCTTTTACGTTATGATAAACGGCTATTTGATCGAATTCGAGACCACAATTCCCAAATTGAATTCATTGGAACTTCCCACCGTGGAATGAGACAGGATTTTGACGTTTAAGGGGGAAACCTGAATGGATTATAAATCGAAGTTCAAAATTGGTGATTTGGTTGTTGTAAAAAAGATTCCTAATGAAGTTTGGAAAATTGATACCATTCATTATGGAGTGGTCAATTTTTACTACATCATCAATACAATGTCGAATCTTCCTTATTTCTGTGCAGAATTTGAACTTGAACATGCAGAAATGGGTTCAGATCGAAATTCTAAATTTAAGGTTGGGGATTTGGTTGTTGATAAAACTATGCCTGATGCTGTTTTTAAAGTTGAAGAAATTAATTATGGAAAAATGAATGGGTACACAGTGAGTGATTTACAAAACGGAACCTTATTCTATTTTTTGGAAATTGAACTTGAACATGCAGAACCGTCAAAACCAGAACTAAAATTGATTGGATCAAAATTCAAACCTGGTGACATCGTGATGGTTGATGGATATATTGGACAATTTAAAGTAATTGAATGTACTGGTTATGAACCAATGGTTGAAGATGTTATTTATAAATTGATCAATATTCACACTGGTGAAGAAGTTTTTGGTGCTGAATGGGATATGAAATTTTTTGGTAAGAAAAATGAAATAATCAATATAAAATTGAATGTTGAAACTGGTTATATTGAACAATTGCCAAAGAAACAACCACAACCAAAGAAAACACCAAAACATAGAACACTTGAAGCTGGAATTATTTCCAAACTTGAATACAATAGATTCCTTGTAGAAAAAGGAAAACAAATGATTGATGATTATCTTGATTTATTTAGTAATTTTGGTGACGAAAAATACCTAAGGAGAATCAAACGGATCAACAATTTTATCAATAAAATTCCTGTTCGTGCATTTCAAATTGAAGATTGAATGGGAGGAATTTTGAATGACCATTGCAAGCATGAAATTCTTTTCAAAAATGCTCGATCTGAAATTTACTGATGCATTTGTTCAATACGGAATTACTGAAGAAAAATTGACCACAAAAACAGAACGGGAAATTTTCAACTTCATTGACGAATACATCACCAGAAATGGTGAAACTCCCACGCCTGAAGAAATTGCAGTTAAGTTTGAAGGGTTTGTTTATACTCCAACCAATTCTTCCTTTGATGTTTTGGCTGAAGAAATTAATCAAAACCACGCAAAGAATGAATTGATCCGATTGATTCAAGGAAGGATTAACGCTGAAGATGAATTTGAGAAGAAAGAAAACCTGAATGATCTTTTGAACAAAAAGTCAGGGTTTGAATTGATTGATCTGTTGCAGAAGCAATTGGAACAAATTAAAACGGAGACTTTGACACAAAAGAAAGTTGGCCTTTCTTTAACTGAAGATTATGATTGGTTCTTTGAAGAGTACGAAAACCGGAAACAAGGGAAATCGTTTAAAGTTTGGGAATCGAAATTCCCTAAACTGAATCGTGTTTTAGGTGGTGGTTATGTTTCTGGCAACCTTTACACCTTTTATGGTCGATCTGGTCGTGGTAAGTCAATCATCATGTTGGAAGAAGCAATAAACGCAGCAGTTCACGGTGCAAAAGTTTTGTATTGGGGATTGGAAATGATTGCTTTTGAAATGTTTTGTAGGGCTTATGCATCTTTATCCTCCCGTCAGAAATTGTTTAGGGGAAGTTTGACAGACGAACAATTGCAGCAGATTTTTGGTAACAGTGATGAAATCTTGGAACAGATTCGGGAAGTCGGAATGGATATTGATGCTGGTTTCCCGCAAAAAGAATTGATGATGACAAAACTGTCTGATGATCTATTTGTTTTGCTTAGGGAATTTGCAAAATCACTGAACGACATAATTCCTGGAAAGTTGATCTTTAAAACTGTGGACATGAAGGCATTCAAAGACAAAAGCATTAAAGCACTTCATGCTGATATCATTCAAACCAAAGCTGATTTTGTTGTGGTCGATCCAGTTTATTTGATGCACCGGGAATTCAACACCAGCAGAACTGCAGGAGGAGATTTAGCAAAAACGGTTGTTGCTTTACGTGAACTTGCAGGAATAACCCAAACTGCAATTCTAACCGCAACACAAGCAGATGAGGTTGACGAAGAAGAAAATGAAAATGGTGTTCGTGAACTTAAACCACCAAAACGAAAAGATGTTAAGAAATCAAGTGAAATCAGGGATGGCAGTTCCTATGTGATTGGTTTGGATACTATTGATGGCCGTGGAATTCTTGTACCACGGAAAGCAAGAAGTGGCGGCGAAGGTGAAAGAATTGAAATCATCTTCCTTCCCAACTATGGAATCGTTCGTGAACTTCCAAGCATTGAAGAAGTTAAAGAATATTTGGCTGACAATCCATCATTCTGATAAGGAGTGGTTTACATGAAAAAATATGATGTGGAACTTTTTTATCAAACCGCAGGTGTAACCCGTTTGACCGTTGTTCCCGTTTCTGCACAAAACAAGCAGGAAGCTGGACGAATGGCCATGATTATTTTGATAGATCAAGTTGAAGACTGCAATATGGTCAGCGTGAAATATGTACACTTAGTAGGTGAAGAAAATGGCACAGATGAAACTTAATGATCAGATTGTAGAAATTGATATTGTTTCTGAGCTTGAAGAATTTGAATGGAAGTGTGCAACTTGGAAACCTGATAAATTAATTGCATGTTCCCCCTTCCGTGATGACCATTCACCTTCATTTTATGTTCGATTTGAAGATGGTGAAAAAGTTTCTGCTGGTTTTTGGCAAGATTCAGCCGGAATTGATGGTTATGAAAAAGGTGATTTTATAACTTTACTTTCATTTCTTCGGGAAGAAACACCAGAAGATGTAATTGAATATTTGCTTGAAAAATACGGTTCCAACAATGGTTCCACCTTCCAATTCAAAAAACTGAAGGTGGAACAACAAGGAACCAGAAAACCAACCCTTCCCCATTCCTTGATTGAAGGTTTGGAACCACACAATTATCTTGTCAATCGTGGCGTTTCACCAGGGATTCAAAAAGCACTGAAAATTGGTTTTGATCCTGATAAAAATGCAGTTGCTTTGCCCTGGTTTCTTCCAAATGGTGAACTTGCAAATGTGAAATACAGACGAATTGACAGCAAACGATTCTTTTATGCAAAAGGTGGATGGTCCATTGGAAAACTGTTATTCAACATCCAATTGTTCCATCAAAAAGATTATCTGGATCTTGCAGTGATCACAGAAGCAGAAATTGATTCCCTTTCATGTATTGCTGCAGGTTTCCCTTCCTTGGCCGTTGGTGGTTCCAAATGGTCAAAAGAAAAAAAGGAACTAATTTTAGGGACAAATATTAAGAAGATCATCATCGCATCAGACAATGATGCAGCAGGTGAAAATTTGAAAAGTGCAATCACGGAAAGTTTGAATGGTTATGTGCAAATTTTCCACGTTACCTTTCCAGATGATTGTAAAGATTGCAATGATGTTCTTTTGAAATATGGAAAAGAAGGTTTGAGGCGAATGATTGAACAATCAAAAGCAGTTCCGCAGTTTAAATTAAGGAGGAATTGAAAAGTATGGCTAAATTCAAAGGATGGGATTTTATTGAACTTGCTGACCATTGGGGTTTAGATTATGAAGATGTTGAAGATGAATATGAATTGATCAGAGAATATATTTACTCAAAAATGACGTTTGACTATTCAGCAAGTGAACAAAGAAAAGCGGAAATGAAACAAATTGCAGATGATATTAGAGAATATTTGAAATCATTGTCTAAATATGAAACTCATGATAAACCTGTTTGGGAAGGATTATTGAAGGTTAAAGATGATTTTACTTTTCTCAGATTTTGTGCCGATCTTTTGCACCATATGTGGATTTAATCTCTCCCCCACTCTCCAATTGGTGGGGGAATTTTTTATGAAAAGGTGGTGATTCCATGAACCTAAAGGACAAGTTGAAAGATGGATTTTTTCATCTGTTGGCGAAAATGGTGGACACGGTTCCAAAGGACGGTGAACTTCATTTTGTTTCTGAAGATGATTTTAACTCGATTGAATATGAACTTTATGGTGGACACGCAACCTATATTGACTTAACTAAATTTGAAGATAAAACAAAAGATAAGGCTGAACTTTATGATTTAAGTTCACGATCTGCACCCAAATGTTCTTTTCTTAATTGTAAAAAGAAAAAAGAACCGCCACGAATCTTCTTCCATGGCCGGTTGTATCACCTGGATTGTTTTTTAAATGAAGAATTGATAAAAGCAGAATTAAGCGATGACATTAAACGGCTAAAAGTTCCCGTTGGAATTGTTGTTTTGAAAAATGAAAAACGAATCCCCATTCTTTGGGATTTTCGTATTGATACGATTGAAGAATACGAGCAGGCAAAGGAAGAAGGACGTACAGCGTTGTTTTTTGATCCTACAGGTTCCCCATTTTATCTGGAACCTGAAAATGTTCTTATGCTGAAACGGCCTGTAGATGCCAGCACTCATATTTGGTCACTTCCGCCCAAAGAATTGTATGATAAAATTCGTGGAGCTGCTGATTTGTGAGGACATAAATATTTAGGATAATGCGAATATAAAAATGAAAAGGAAAAAGGAGTTGGGTAATCATGAAAAAATCATTTTTTGAATGTCCCAATTGTGGGCAACATAAACTTGAAAAGCACGGAAAGAAATGGGCATTGTCCGTTTTTGGTGTTGCCGGTTTAATCGGTTGCGTTATTACACTTGGAGTTTTCTTCTTCATTTACCTTCCTGTTTTACTTTGTATTGTTCTATTTAAGAAAGAAAATTACAGGTGTAGATATTGTAAAGTGTTAATTCACGAGTCTGAATATAATAAAATGATTAACCAGAATATCAATGGATAATAACGGTTCCCCACAAAACAAACTGGTGGGGAACTTTTTCCATTTAAAGGAGGTTTGCCAATTGGAAATTATACGTGCTGTCATTGGAAACCTGAAGCATGAAGGAGTTGAACTTGAACTGGATGAATTGCAGATGTTGCAGAAATTGATTGATGGTGAAATTTCTGAAGAAGAATTTGATCAGTGGGCAATTGAAAAGGTTATGTAAATGCAGGCAGGGGATTTTCCCTGCCACTTTTTTTTTATTTTTCCCCGTCAATGATTCCGGCCAGAACAGCCACATAAAGAACTGCTTCCACAATTTTATTGTATTGTTCATCAACAACGTTGACGTTCAATTGGTGCAGAATCAACAATACCAAAGAAGCAAACGCTACCCACAATGTTTTAGACCGCAAACGTCCTTTCAATTTTTCCCACATTAATAATCAATCCTTTCAATTTTGATTTCTTTTGCTTTATTATCTTTAATGGCATCTGCAATTGCTTTCAAAACATTGACATCAATCGCAGATGTCATAACATTTTTGCCATCAACGGTTACATCATAAGCAGGTTCCCTTTTCTGTTGTGGTTTTTCATCCGGGAACATAGCGTAATATGTTTTTTCGCCGACAATGCCGTCAGCAACCAAGCCTTTTCCTGCAGGAACTGCTTTTCCATTTTCATCATGCAAGGATTGCCACATTTTCACATCAGCTTCAGTTGCAGGACCAAACAAACCATCAACCACTTTACACTTCAATCTTTCTTGAATTTTCTTCACAACTGTACCTTTAGCACCTTTGGCAATTGGAAGAACATTATCTTCAATATATTGGATCGAAGGAGAAACAGAAGCTCCTTTAATTTGTTGAACAAAAGAATCCCAATAAGTCAAAATATGGCGTGGACAATTTTTCCCACTCCAATGCTGATGTGGAACCACCCGGTCAATTGGAATATTATGTTTGCTCATCAATTGGCGAATCAACCAGATGGCGTTAGATTTTGCTTTTTCAAAATCCCCATCAGAGTTTACGCAAATTTCCACAGCAAGAGATTGACGGTTTCCGGTGCCGTTATGACCATCACCAGCATGCCATGCAACCTCATCATCGGGGATCGACTGCCATATTTCGTGGTCGTCAACTGTATAATGCCATGAAGCTGTGCGTGAGTTTCCGTTATATTGCAATCTGGCATGTGCTGCCGCTGTAGCCCCTTTGCTCGTATTGTCGGTTTCATGAACCGTGATGTAGTGCGGAACCAATTTAATTCCCGGTCGTGTTTCTGTGAGACTTTTGGGAATGAACAATTGTTTTATTTCCATATCATCACCCCATGTTGATTTTTTTCAATTTTATGACACCTAATAACTGAATCGCTTTTGTTGCATCACCCCTTTCACTTCACTTATTTTCATGTTAAAATTAAAATCGGCAATCACAATTTTGTCTCCATTCCCCCAAGAATGGTTTGTGATTGCCTTTTAATCCCCACTCACTTTTTCCCTGATCTTATCAACATCTTCTGCCAACTTTTCAAGATTCCAACTTAACTTTTCAAAATTATCCGACATTTCATCAATGAAATTCATAAGTTTTTCTTCTCGTTTTTCTGCTTGTCTCAAAGTGTACAACAAAAGAAACACAAATAATGTTGCCCAAACACCATTGTTTTTCACAATATCAAGTAAAACTTCCACAATTACACCACCTTAACCACCTAACGCAGCAATTCTTGCTTCTAATTGATCAATTCTTTGTGTTAAGGTTTTAATAGTTTCTTGGGTTTTTGTATCGATAGTTGCAGGTTCAGGATCAATATTTTCAAGAATATTAACCCTTCTATTTATGGTTTTGCAACTATCCGACAAATCAGCAGTTTTGATTGTATCATTTATCGGATCACCAACTTCAACAGAAAAATCATCAGGAACAATTAGAACTTGGCTTTTTGCACCAAAAATTGCATTTGCATGGTTGTTCCAGTAAATGTTTTGGTCTTCAATTTCAACATTTTGAGCATCAATTATATAGGAAATGACGGTACAACCGTCATGGAAAACAATTTTCATAATCAACACCTACCAAGTAATTTCAAGTGTTGCTGTTGGTTCCATTGAAGCATAATAATATTGTGAAGTATTTGACGTGTAAATTGCAATTCCCTTTGCCGTTCCATCCCTCAAAGCATTTGCAAAGGAAATGGGAAGATTCACCCACTTTTCTTCACCTGAATCAAAGTTTGCAAGATTTCCCGCACTATTTGAAAGTGTGGGTTCACCGCCGGTTGCACTGGATAAATTGTGTGTCCAGAAATACAAAGGGATTGGTTTGTAATATCCTCCTTTTGACTGCCTTTTTAGTTTAACCCTGATTGATTTTGGTGTTTTTCCTGCTAGTGTATTTTTTATGTCTTCGTAGTCGAAGAACCACAAACCCTTGTGGTTTCCTGCTGGTGACCAACTTCCACCATCTCCTTGTTTTGGGTTGTTCGCATTCCAACCATAAACCGTATCCCAAGATTTTGTGGCTGTTGCATTCCACGTTTTCTTTCCAGGAACTGAAGTTGATGGTGCAATTCCACCACTATTTGGTTCTGACCAACTACCATAAACAACCCCACCATTGATTTGAATCATTTCATTTGCAGCGTTTGCTGCTGACGGTCTTGTTCCATATCCTGCAATTTTCCCTGTGTCTGATGCCTTCATAGCATTATAAGATGTGGTTCCTGAGCAATCGACAACCTTAATTAAACCACCAAAAACAGCATAAATCAGTGAATCAGTTGCACCGTAACATTCAGTGTTCAGAATTGTCATATTCGCACCTTCAGAAGCAGCACAAAACAATGCTTTATTGCTTGCTTGAAGTATCATTGAATCGACAACCACCCAGTTTGAAACTAGTGTTCTAACACATGCATATGGACCACTATCTTCTGGATGGGTTTCACCAGTATGAACAATTGTTCCATTTTGAATGGTGATTCTTTGAATGCATGATGCAATTCGTATATAACCATTCACGGTTGATCCACCAAAATCAATTTCTACGATTCCACTCCCTGATTTACCTTTTAATTCAATCACTTCATTCAATGTGGAATTTGGAGCAACTTCAATTGAAATATATCCTTCATTAATTTCTGGAATCATATAAACTGCTTTTTGTAGTGATTTGAAAGCAGTTTGCCATGATAAACCGTCATTATTATCTGAACCGTTGGCAGGATCAACATAATAATGGATTGTTCCGAAATTCTTTGTCACAACATTATTTCCAGTCAATGTTCCCACAAACAATTTATCAAAACCAACCGTTTCAGCATCCATTTGGCAAACAATCTCATCTTCAGCATTCATCAAATAAAACTTTCCATCTTTTCCTATTCCGTCAACAACGCCACCCAAGTACAATTCCCCACCACGAACACGGTCAGCCAACATTGTTCCAGCCACAATTTTATCAGCAAATGCACCGTCACCTGTTAGGAAAGTTCCATTGGAAAAATCCCAACCTGCTGCAGTTGCTGGATCATTGGCAGGATTCCTTGTGTTTGATAGTGCAATGATTCCATTGTTCAAAAGAATTGCTTTTGTAGGATTGTTGTCTGGTGCTTTGTCCAACAATAAGATTCCATCATTTGTTTGCCTGACGGTTCCAGCACCACCAATAACTTCATTCTGAAGTGCGTCAATGTAACCATCCAACCAGGAAGTGTTAATGGTTCTGTCTTGTTGTCTTTTTTCATTATCATAATTACGTTCAGCATCTTGGAATGCATTTTGAACGTTTCCCATTGTGATTTTGGTGTTGTTTGGTTCCAACAAATCCCGTTCTAATTCCATTACACGTGCCGTCAATCTCAATTCCGGTTTAAACTTCTTATCAATAACTGCAACCGTGTCACCCAATCGAACAACTTCATGTTCATATCCTTTAGCACTTTCAAGATCAACAACTTCTAATTCATAAGTAACCACTGAATTTTTCATTTCTTGAAGTGCATCCCAAGTTTTTTGTAGAAGAGCAGCCGGGTCTTCTTCATCCGGGAATTCAACAATTCTTGTTCTGTGAATCAATCCACCTTGACCATCGGGACGGCCAAATTGTTGTAATGCAATTGGGTCACTTACCCAATCTTGCCCTGCTGGTTTATCTGCAGGATCACCATTGGATTTTGACCAAACCACATCCGAAAAATCTAACTTCCTTCCATAACCAGTTCCATCTTCAGTTTCTACACCTTTCCCACGTCCAACAAGTGCGGTTACAAGATTTGCTGTATAAACCTTTCGGTTAACATGCGTTAAATCTTTTCCGTAAACAAATCTTTTTCCACGATTTGTTCCCCGTTGTGCCAATAAATCAACATACCTTGCAGTAATTTTGTTTCCCGTGAACTCCGTTCTGAATTGCAATTCCCCACCAAAAAGATCAACCACTTCATGAATGCATTCCAGCACGGATTTATTATAGAAAACATGGGTGTTGATTCCGGCGACAGTTACATTTCCAACTGACCATCTTGTTCCTTGCAGGATTTGATTCAACATATAAGCCGCATCACGGTTTTCCGGCCTAATGTCCCTAATCACATAATCATTCAATTCTAAACTGGAAGATTCACAGGTCACACGTTTGAAAAGACCGTCAGCATGTTCATCTTCAATGTGTCGAATCACAAATTCATTCCAATTCCCATCCAAATCTTGATATAAAACAATGTTTTCTTCAATCAAAAATTCTGCTTTTTCGTGGTCTGCTGGTATTGTGAAATCAAGATAATTTTCCCCGTTAATTTCTTCATGGTGAATTGCATCAATCAAATCGGAAGCGGTTCCCCGATTTTGGAGAACCGCCACAATTTTTTCATCACGATCTAAAACCCATAGTTTTAAATTTGCCATATTACAACCACCTTTCCACAAAGGAAACATCAACAGTTGCAATTCCTGCTGGGTCAATTGCGATTACATCGCCGCTTTTCACATTGAAAAAGTCAGAATCCAAATCCAAATATTCCATTATTGAAGCACCATTTAAAGTTACCAGTTGTTTTTCACAATCAACAATTAGAACATCATTGGCCGCAAAGTTTCTTGTCACCTGAACATATTCGCTGTCATTTGTGATTTTAAAGTTTGTTGTGCTGGCCGCAAATGTGATTGTGAAAATCGGGAAAGTTTCAGCAGTTCCGTTATAGACAATTGTCGAATCCCCAATTGCAACTAGGGATTCATCAAATGGATAAACTTTAGATGTCAAACTGTTCTGTGATGGAATTGTTGAATTCGCACGTTCTACAAAATAGTTGATATCTTTAAATTCCTGCGACACAACCAAATCATCAATTAAGCTATTCCATTGGTTTGTTCCCGATTTGGTACATCCGATATAAAAATAATTTGTTCCTGTTAAGTTGATCCCAGAAATTAAACTTGCAGAACCTGCTAAATTTCCGTCCAAATAAAGATTTAAGGTTGAACTGTTCCAAGTGATTCCCACGTGATGCCAACCAGCAGACGGAGAAGCAGCCACAATTTGTTGTGATCCGTTATGCCAGACTTCATATTGATTATCCGAATTTCGGAATAAAGAAAATCCATAGGTTCCATCTGCATCTATTAAATATCTTTTGAAATTTTCTGCTTCCTCATATGCAAAGAAGTCAATTGTTCCTGTGTCTTTTCCGTCATTTACAATTTCTTGTGCAAAAACTTTTAGTACTTCAGAATTTCTAGTTCCCGTGTCATTCCATCCCGTGGCATAAGGTTTTTGCTCCAACTGCCACCTGGAAACATTAGTTGGTGTTAACCTTAAAGTTGAAGTTGCTGGTTTAATTTTGTTTGGTTCTTGTTGCTGGATGAACCAAGTGATTGATGAACCAAGTGTTGGTGTTTTGCTGTTATCTGATGTTGAAAGTGTGTAACGCAAATATAACGTTTTTCCCGTCAAATCGCTTCCAGCAGGAAACAATGTTCCACCATTGGTGACGGTTGACCAGTTGGTTCCATCTAAACTTGATTCAAAAACAACATTTGTTCCTGAAGGTTTTGTTTCTGACCATTCCAAGCTGGAATTTGCAGATGTTCCAATACTCCCAACTGGATATCCTGCAATTGTTATTGTTTGGGAAGGTTTATATCCAGTTGTGAAAGAGTAGGTTGTTTTATCCAACTTTGGTGTAACTGCAACATCTGAAGTTGACAAAGTGAACTTATATTGGAACCTTGCATTTGACAGATCAGTGGTTTGTGTTATTCCCGGAATGGAACTGCCATTGGTTGTGTCTTGGTATGCTGACCAAGTTGTTCCACCATCGGTTGAAAATCTTGTTTGCAAAGAAATTGATGTTCCTGCTGGTTGTGAGCCATAAGCAGTCCAGTTTTGCAAAGTTGAAGATGCTTTCTTAACTTGTGAAATATCAATTGCAGGTGATTCATAGGTTCCTGAAGTTTTATATCCAGATGTTAGTGAAATTGTTTGGTCATATAGACATGGTGCATCGCCGGAATCTTGCATCGAGAGATGTACCCAATATTTTAATCTTTTATTTGTCAGGTCGTCCCCTTTTGTGAATGGCATAGTTGAAGACCAAGTTCCTGACCATGTGGTTGTTCCGCCTGTATTTGTTCCCAATTGGAACTTAACATCATTTGTACCACTTACACCTGAATATAAAGATTCCAAAGAAGCTGTACTATTGGAACTAAAAGTGTTTACTAAACCAACATCAGAAAGATCAAATTCCCTTGAATAAAAATCACCTGTGTAAATATGGTTTGCTGGTGGTTGGCCATAGTTTGCACCGATTTTATAATAAACTGCATCAAAATCCTTTATGATTCCTGCTGTTCCTGCTGATTGATAACCTAATAAAATTCTGCGTGTTGCATATGATTGTGAAGTTAAGTTTTTCACTAAAGTTCCATTCTGATAAAGAGCACCAGAACTTGAATTTGCAATTGCAATTCTGAACCATGCCCAATTGTTATTTGTGTTTGGAATGTTATCAATGAAACCAACTGTTCCATCAGAAATGTAAAAAGATGAAGTTCCTGTGGTTCTTGCACGAAAATCAATAGTAAATCCATTTGTGAATGTAATTGCCGGCCTTTTATCAATGCCTGTTGCTGCTGAAGCAGATGACGTGACACGAATAAAAGTTGTTCCGCCTTCAGTTGTGACAGCAGCACCAGCGGTTGAAGCACCATTCCATTGTGTTAGATCATTCATACCATCCAAATCATCCCAAGAAGGGAGTGTGATTGTAATATAGGAATTCGTTCCAGTTTGATAAACTGTGATATTATTTGTTGTTCCAGCGTTCCAATCTGAATCCGTTGTGTCCACAAACGTTTTGTCTGTTCCAGATTTAGCAAGTTGAAGAACTCCATATTGGTTTGTTCCATCTGACGCCGCAGCCGTTCCTGTAAGAGTTCCTACATTCCATGAATTGTCATTGCTGCCTGAAAAATCGGTTCCTTCCTTATCAATTGTTGTTTTCGGTGCAGTTTCCGTTCTTTTGTGTTCAATAGTTGCTAATCCATCAACTACGGATAAGTAATAGTCTTGACCAATTTCAACCTGAACCTCTTCTTGAGTAGGATTGGCAGCAGAATCTAATAAATTGGCGGTTCCTTCTTCAACCAAGATTGCCTGACCGAACTTTCCGGTTTTGTAAACCGGGTAATTGTCGGTCACTTCTGTTCCATCTTCCCGATATCGAATCCCGGTTCTTGAAAATTGTGCTGAAGCCGAACCAACCCTTTGTTCTTTTGTTTGTCCTTCAGCAACCGCATCAGGTGCAATGAATCGGATGGTTCCAATTCCAAACTCTAAAATTTCGTCAATGTCTAATTCTTTCACACAAACCGCTTGATATGTCAATTCCGGCTCATCATCAAACACCAGTTCTTTCAATTCGTCCTGCAACAACCAACCGTTTGCAATTCTAATCTTTCGCCAAAGGTCTTCACGATCTGTTCCTTTAATCAAAACACTGCATTCAATTTCATAAACATCTGTATCTACTCCGAAAAAATAAGCACCTACTTTTCCGGGAATAGATTGAAGTTTTGGTGAACGTGGTGCAGACATTCCACGTTTCACATCCAAAACTTTAGAGAAATAAACATTTGCATGTTTTCCGTTGAATGAAAACACCACGCATCACCTGACCTTTCCTTGTGATCTTAACCGTTGGTTTTTCAACCGATCTAATTCTTTTGCAAGTTTGCGAATATCGTTATCAGAACGCATGTTAACCGGTCCCGTTAAATTGATAATAGTACTTCCACTTTGCACTGCTGGCACATAATTGCTAGAACTTGCTGTATAAGAACCTGCAATTGCTGGATTGTTCAATTGTGGATTAATAGGAACGACAGATAAAGATTTCATTTGACTGGCCATTGCAGAAAGTTGTTTTTGAACTAACGGTTGTGATTTCCGCAATCCATCAGCAAACATTTTTACAAAGTTTGGTGCCCAAGTGTCTGAATCAGATGCTGGTCCCTCTTCAGTTGGTGAGTGGAATCCCAAAATCTTGGCAATTGCTTTTGCTGCATCTTTTGCTGCAGTTATTACTGCTGAAACTTTGGATTTAATTCCATCGGCAAACATGGTCAGCAAGTTTTTCCCCCACTGCAACGCCTGAGATGCCAAGCCACTAAGAGTTGATTTGATGCTATTTCCCACATTTGAAATTGTAGTTTTAATCGAATTCCAAGCAGAAGAAGTTGCAGACCTAATGCTATTCCAAACACTTGTAATCTTTGATGATATCCAAGACCAAACCGAAGAAACAACAGATTTAATTCCGTTCCAAATTGAAGAAAGAACGGATTTGATCCCGTTCCAAACGGTTAATGTTGATGTTTTTATTCCATTCCAAGCAGTTAGAATTACACTGCTAATAGCATTGAACACACTGCTTGCAACAGATTTAATACCATTCCAGACAGAAGAAACAAAAGATTTCACTGCATTCCAGACCTGATTTGTCACCTGTTTTGCAATGCCCCAAACCTTCACAATGAAGTCAACCAAATCTTGAAAATAATAGTTGTGGTTATACATCCATTCAAAGGCAGTTACAACAGCAGTTTTAATTGCATTCCAAACAGTTGACGCAAATGTTAAGATGCTGTTCCAAATTCCGACAATGAATGAAACAAGGTTATTCCAAATTGTTTGTGCAAACGTCACTATGCTGTTCCAAATTCCTGTGAAGAATGAAACGATTGAATTCCAAATAGAAGTTGTGGTTTCCACAATTCCATTCCAAAGATTAGAGAAGAATTCACCAATCGGTGCCCACAAAACCTTTAGTACTGCAATCAACCCGTTCCAAAGTGCAGTGAGAATTTGAACGAGTGAATTCCATAAAGTTTGGGTTATTTCCACCACTGCATTCCAAACCTGTTTCCAGTTGCCTGTGAATACTCCAGCGAAGATATTAATGATGTTGATGATTATGGTTATGGCTGTTGAAATGACCGTTTTAATTATGTTCCACGTAGTTTTAACAGTTATGATCATGGCCGGGAATGCCCACTTGAAATAAGCCATCACAGTTTTTGCAAATGGAGAAACAAGTGCAATAATTCCGTTTAGGATATTTGAAAATGCTTCTTTTAGGTTTGGCAAAATTTCGTGAACCCATTGGGTGACAATTCCCCACTGCTCCATAAAAAAGGAAGTCACTTCTTTAATTGCAGGTTGAAGATAAGCAACCAATTTTGAAAAACCTGCTTTGATTGCTTCCCATGTTTGGTTCACAAATTTCCTAAACCCACTGAAATGATTGTAGGCATATACAATGGCAGCACCGATTGCAATAATTGCAGCAACAACACCTGCAATTATTCCAATTGTTGCGGCAACGGTTCCAATAGCAACACCAAAAGCAGCAGCCATTGCCCCCAAACCGGCAACAGCTAGTGCTATAACACTCCCAACAATGAGAAGGATAGAAACAATTGCTGCTGAAATTGCAAGGAAAGATTTCATTGGCTGGGAAAGGTTATTGAACCAATTGGCAAGTTTAGTCAATGCTTGAGCGATTACATTAATTGCTGGTGAAAGTGCATCCCCAATGGAAATTTGTAATGTTTCAACAGCACCACCTAATTGTTCGATCGAACCTTTCAGGTTTTCTTTCATTTGTTTGGCTGTTCGTGCTGCCGCACCGTCCGATTTTTCAAGTCCAGCAACCAGCTTATTAAATGCAGATGGGGATTTATTTAATAGTACTAGCATTCCAGACATTGCTTCCGTTCCAAAGATGGTTGAAGCTGCTGCGGTTCGCTGTTCTTTTCCCATTCCTCGCAGTTTTGTCATTACTTCATTTAATAACTGGGGAGTTGGTTTGATTTTTCCATTTGCGGTTGTCAAACTGATTCCCATGGCTTCAATTGCTTTTGCTGCTTCTTTAGGTGGATCGACCAGTCTTGCCAATGCCATCCTCAATGTCGTCCCTGCTTGTTCACCTTTTAAACCTGCATCCGTCATTACCCCAACTGCTGCGGATAACCATTCCAAGGAAAAACCAAGTTGTTTTGCAACTGGTGCTGCATATTTGAATGCATAACCTAAATCATTAATATCTGCTGCTGATTGGTTTGCAGATTGTGCAAGAACATCTGCAACGTGTGAAGCTTCACTTGCTTTCAATCCAAAACCGTTCAATGCTGCAGTCACTACATCGGTTACGGTTGCCATATCTTCACCAGATGCTTCTGCTGCAGCAATAACACCAGGCATAGCAGCAATGATTTGATTTGTACTGTAACCTGCAGCAGCCATTTGCTGCATCCCTTGTGCAACTTCACTTGCAGATTTAGAAGTTGATGCACCTAAATCAAGTGCTGCCTGCCTTAACCTTTGCATATCTGAACTTGAAGCACCTGCAATTGCACCCACTTTATCTATTTCTGCTTCAAAATCTGCTGCTTTTTTGATTGAAAATCCTAAAGCCGCACCAATAACCGTCCCAGCTGTCCCCAAAGCAGCACCGACTGCAAACCCTTGGTCTTGAATTTTCCTGCCAGCTTTTTCAAAACTGGTTCCGGCCTTTTCAAAGGATTTTCCCATGTCATTCCCAGATTTTTCAATTGCAGCACCAGCAGCCTGTACTGATGCTTGTGCCTTAACCATAGATGCCTGGAGTTGGGAAATGTCCGCAGTAAATTTTGCTGCAACCTGAGATATTGCCAAATAAAAAACCTCCTTTCTTGGAGGGATTAATTAAAACCAAATGTTTTCTTCAACTCATCTAGTTTCTTCTTTTGAATTTCTTTATCCATTTTCTTTGTTTTCTTCTTCTTGCCTATCAATTTTTCAACCGAAACTGGCCGTTTCAAATTTCCTGAAGCGTTCATGATATTAGCAGCGTGCCATGCAAGCATTTGTTGATAAATTTCCCATTTTCTTTCTTCTACTTCATTGTAAGAATCAACCAGTAAAAGAAATTCACTAGGGACGAGTTCCCAAAATTCGTTTGGTTTCATCCCTAGTGGTCCATATGCTAATTTTTGAAGTTCATCCCAATTCCATGACAAACTGTCATCATCATTCACTTTCCCGGTTCTTGTTCACCTTTGTTTCCCAGTGCAAGTTGAATTGCTTCTGCAACTGCTTCAGAAATTTCTTTAAGTTCTCCTTGGTCGATCATTTCACCAGCTTCTTCAACAGTTAAATCAGGAAGTTCATGCAGCAATCCTGCCCAAAGAAGCAAACGAATATCTTTAAACTTAACTTTTCCATCCTGCAATTGCATCAAATCCATTCCTGCATCCTCAAGTTCGCAAAAAGCATTGAACGTATATTTCAATTTTCTAGGTTTATCGAGGTTAACAGAAACAAATCCTCTTTTTTTGTTTGCCATAGAACCACCAACTTTCTATTTATGTGAATTAGTTCGTGATCGTTAATGCACCAGAACCGGAAATTGTTAAAGAATAGGTTGCACCGTCATCATTGGGGAACTCCAATGGGAAATCAGTGATGTATCCGGCTCCGCTATATTTTTTGCCACTGGGCAACCGCAGTTCGACCTGAACAGGTTGTCGATCTTCAAATAAAGTTTCCAAATGGTCAAGTGCTTGATCAGAATCAACAATAAATCCTTCGCACTCGATTGACCAATTTTTTCTTCCTATGATCGTATCACCATAACCTGCCGGATCAGTTTTAGAACTTACATCAATTTCATCTGCACCACGGTTTAAAGTTGCGTCACCTTGGCCACCTAAAACAACATAGTTTGGTGACGCATCCGTTCCAACATTCACATAAAGCAGAACGTCAACACCAGCAATTTTGTTAGACATGAAGCACTACCACCTTTCAATTGTTAATTAGATTAAAGGGAAACCTTCAAAACACAAACATTGCCCGTTGCACCTGCAGAAAAGTCAACATAAACTGTGCTGGCAGAATCCTGATTATACAAATCAGTGTTGAATGGTCCAATGACCTTTGTCGCCCCAGCAGCAACCACAACATCTTTTTGACCAGTACGGCCAAATTCATCAGCAGCAAATTTGACCGTTACGGTCATATCCGAATCACCAGTATTTTCGGCAAACAAAATATGCCTTCCACTATTGCCAGTGAAAGACATTCCATTGGTTGCATCAATTGTGGTATCAATTGCAAAAACAAAACCGTTATCTGTTGCAACATCAACCGGAATTGAAGTCCTTGCCATTCTCATTCCTCCTGATCAGTGATGAATTGAAAATCAACCGAATATAAAAAACAACCATCTTCCATCTGTTGAATGAAAGAAGGTTGTGAAGCAGTGCAAAGAATTACATAGGCGGTTCCAACCTGGAAACCTGTTTTCATTCGCAATGACTCATATATTTCCCATGATTTTGACTCTGCAGTTTGCATATCAGTATTTTTGATTAAACATTGTGCGTTGATGCGGTTGATAGAACTGGAATTGGTTTGCGTTGGAAACATTCTCACCATTCCGATGTTGGGATTTTGAACAGATGGGAATTGATTATTAAAAAATGTGTAGTCGAAATTAGATTCCAGAAATGATGAAAGTTCATAAACGTGCAATTTCGCATCACCACCTATTCAAAAGAATCAAGAATGTTTCCAATTCCATCATTAACGTACTTAGCATAAGTTTCAGCTTCGCCTTCAAGGGGTCTTGAAAGGTATTTAGGCCCGACTGAATAATGCTTTCCTGACATACCAATCCCACCTGGTTTTGCTCTAGAACCAGGCCCAAGGTTATAAACTCCATCATGCATTTTAACCGCATAATCACAACCATTATTAAAAGCAGAAAATGAAACGGTTGCTGATCTTTTTGTTAATTCTACTTTATAACTCTTTTCAAGAATCCCCTCATCGTGTGGTGCTGCACCTGAAGAGGTCAACGCCAAAGAATCCCCGATATCACGAATTCTATTTGCAGTTTCTTTATCAATCAATTCGTAAGCAATCCCGAAATTCTTCACGTCAATGTCCACTTTTGCTTTAAACTTCATTGGGCAAACACCACCGTGAGCACAGCCGTTCCATCTATAAATTTAATCAACTGAATTTTTGCCGGCGAACGTTCAACGGTTTGATTCAACTCATTAGTAAAAGAAATTTTGTCCACATACTGAACATCGACAGCACCTTCAAGAAAAATTTTGAAGGTGGTCATGATTGTGTTTCCATGTTGATCCACAATTTGTTGGGAACCTTCTTCAATTCTGCAATTGTAGTCAATTTCTTCACCGTAGATAGGTTTCCCCCAAGAGTCAACACCAGTTGCTTTTTTGATGGTAATTTTATCGGGCAATGGAATCAATGCCATTTCACATCACCAACCAACCAATGTTGCCATCATAGGAAGTGTTTCCACGGTTGCTTTGGTCTTCAGCAATGATCCTGCTTGCTTCCGGTGCAATATATTGGACAGGAACACCTTTTGTTTGAATACTAATTCCAGAAACACCAATTCCCGTTACTCCCATTTCAGCTTTCAGAATAGTGTCGTCCTGTCTCAGCATCCAAAGTGCTTGTTCATAGATTGCAGGTAAAGGAATTTGGTTGACAGGGTTGCTAATATCATAAAGACCACGAAATTCACGATATAGAACAATTTCAGCATTGTTTAGTGCTTTTTGTTTAACAGTATCATCTGCTTGATCCCAAGGTTGGGAATGAAGAACGTTTTCATCAAAATAGGCGTTGGCATCTGTTAAACTAACGGTTTTTGCCATCATAAACCACCTACTTCTTTTTAGAAACTGGTTTTGTTTTGGCCTTTGCTTCCTCTTTAGGTTGATCTTTTGATTCAGATGTTTGTTCAGATTGCGGTTGATCCACCCGTTCAACATCAGCTAATTTTTCTAGTGCTTCAATTACTTCCTTAATAGTTGTTTTAAATTTTCCGTTGCGGAATTTGTAATAGATGCCATTTACTTTGAAACTTAGTCCTTTGTATATGGATTTGAATTCTGCCAACAAAACCACCACCTTTTAGATTGAGATGAAAAATAATTCCCGTGGAATTGTTAACCACGGGAATCAATTGTTATTAAGCAAGGTTTTTAATTCGTCCATGTGCTTTTTCTTGTTTGAATTCCAAAGTATATTCCCCAACAATTTGCCCCGTGACATAGTCACCTTTTTTGCCCAGGTATTCATGGAAGAATTCACGACCAGCCAAAGGACGAATTTGAATCCGGTTCAGATCAATCATGAACAATTCATTTGGATCAAGGTTGTTGTTCAGGATCACCGGGAATTTACCGAAATCAGTTACAATCGTGTCAACAACTTGACCACGGAAAGTTTCTTGCTGAGTTAGGCGAAGTTTGTCAGCTTGCAGGTTAGAAATAACCACTTTTTGTTTTGCAGGAACCATGATGATATGTTGACTTCCACCTTTGAAACCACCAGCTTCATAAATATCTTGTGCCAATTGGTTGATGTCGTCCAATTTCAAAGTAGCCCCTTGAAGATTAGAAACATTGGTGTTTACGAATTTACGCACACCATTCATTTGGCGAACTTGACCATTTTCATATTTAATGCCGTTAATCAATGCTTTTTCCAATTGATGAGCAACAACCATCAATTTTTTAGCACGTTCATATTCATAAGGATCTTGCCCATTCGTTCCATAAAGAGACATAGACAAAGCAGTTCCAGAAACTTCAATCGTTTCATCAATAATTTGCGTGATATTATCAACACGCACACGGGAACTTTTGCGTGCCGTTCTTGCATCAGCACCTTCAGTTCCTTCTACGAACATGAATTGTACTTTTGCGTCATCAGCAATTGCTGCTGCAGTGGTTCCAGCATAACCACGAACAACCGTGAGCGTATTGGTTCCAGCATCAACAGCAGTTACCAACAACAATTCTTCACCAATTTTGATTACGTCATTTGCAGCAAAAATGGAGGCATCATCAACAACTAAAGAAGTATCGGTTGCAAGATAACCTTCACCATTATTAATTGCGGTTTCATCCGGCAACATTGCATCTTCGATCCATTCGTGCTTGACATTGGTAATCGGTTGACCAAAACCAAGCAAAGAAATCAAAGGTGTGTCATGGGGATTAAGCAACAGCATTTCATCAACAACAGATTCTTGAATGCCGACAAGATCAGCTTTGTAAATCGGATTTTTTGCCATTAAAAATCATCTCCTTAACAATCATAATTTTCATTAAATATAATTTATAGAAATGCGGTTTAACGGTTATAGAATCCGTATTTCCGCTTTAGCATCACCAAGTTCACATAATCAGCAGGTGAATTTGTTCGTTTATATTTTTCTTCAGCTTCTTTAACCAATTGCTCAGCTGTTTTTTCAGGTTTTTCAACATCAGGATTGGAAGGTTCACCAATCGGTTTTGGTTTTTCCTTTTGTTGGCCAACCAAGAAAGGATTTTGTTCAATCAGGTTTTTCACAACATCTTCAAGACCAACAAAATTTCCTTCTTCATCAATTTCTACATCAGAAAGATCAGCCAGTTTAAGTGCAGCATCTACATATTGGATATTGTTTTGTTGTGCCAGTTGGCGGAATTGGAATTGAAGTTCTTTTTGTCTCATTTGTTCCTGCATTGCGTTGTACTTGTTCAACAACTCATCCCGTTCTTGCTGCAGTTTTTCAAATTGTTTCTGCATCTTTTCTTGTTCGGAAAGTTGTTGAAGTTCCACTTCTTCTTTGAACTTCTTCAATTCCTCGTACTCTTTCTTGATGTCGTTAAATCCTTCATATTTCTTACGTTCACGGTTCAAGCGGTCTTGAACTGCCTTTTGAATGCGTTCATTCAATTCTTCCTCCGTGAACATCTTTTGTTGCTGTTGGTTTTCAGTTCCCGTGTTTTCCGTCCCGGCAGACGATTCACCAACAGTTTCACTTGATTCTATGCTGATCATATTTTTGTTATCTTCCATATTAAACATCCTCCTTTACTCGTATAGCTTTTAAGGACTTCAAACGGTTTGGTCCATAAATACACGACAGTTTAACGACTTATCGGAGGTCAACTATTTTATATTACTCGGCCATAATTCCGGCCGCTCTCAACTTCGCAAGAAGTGCATTAAAGTCAGCAACAAGCCTCGCCACATCTTCAGCAGAAGAATCCGCTTGTGCTTCTGCCTGACTAGCTGAAAGCTTAGCCGCAAGCTTTGAATCAACTTCTGTTTTTGTGTAAACGGAACTTGCATCAGCTTTAGCAGAAACTAAGGAATCCACTTCAGTTTTTGTGTAATAACTTCCTAAGCTGTTTTCTAACTCTGATGCATCAATAAATTTAGAATCAGCTTCCGATTTTGTATAGTAATTCGAAAGATCGGCGGACTCTACAAATTTGGTATAAACAAATTTCCCACTCTCATCCTTTTTAACAAGAGTAAACGGAATTGCTTTTACCCCGTTGACATCTTCATCTACAACTTCTTTTTTGCCCCTCGTGTCTTCCTCAATGTCTGTTTTCATCTTATTATTAATGGGTTTTGTCACATCAGGATTGTTGCTGTGTCTAAACTTCCCGTCTGATTCTTTGGCAACAAAAACAATAGGAATGGCTTTTTGTCCTGCAGAATCTTCATCCACAACCATGGCCATTCCTTCGGAATCTGTTTCAATGGGATATTTCATTTTATTGTTCAGGTCTGGCAATTCATTCACCACCTTTAAGAGATATTGTTTTTCGCCTTAATCTGTGGCGGTAAAACCTCGAGTGTTCTAAACGGTAAGACGTGATGCTTGCAATTTGGATGGAAAATTCCGCTTCCTCTCATTCTTAGAGTAGAAAGCAACGGATAATCCCCAGGTGCTCTTTCGTCCAGTTTGACAATTCGACCTTCCCACCTTGCACAGGAAGCATGTTTTGATCCATGGGAACTAATCACTCCATAAAATGCTTCACGTGTTAGTGATTCATTAACAGTCCCGTCAATTTGTGCTTGCATGATTTTTGTTCTGGCAATCATTTTTGAATAAGATTCAATTGTCCAATTCTTTCCTGCACGGTCAATGATTGAAAAGTGTGCATCCTTCATTGCTTGTTCTCGCAAATCGTTTATAATCTTGCGGGAAATTTCTTTTGAAGAACGGTTTAATTCCCGTCCTTTCAGATTTTCAACAACTACTTTAGTAATTGTGTCTTTAATTCTTTGTCTGGTGTTATTGGTCATAAGAAGAAGGTCATTATATGTGACTTGACCAATTGATTTCATGGTTGCTTGGGCAAGTTGATTTTCCAAATCAACCATTTTTCGTGCAATTGTCATTGACCTGGCATCTCCAAGCGTGTAAATGGCATTTGCTGCACCAGTTTCATATGCAAATTCAACTGCTTTCTTCACCCATTTGGATGCTTGAGTATCTGCATCAGCAAGAATTTTATTGACGTTTCTTTCAACCTTGTCATAATTAGTTAAGGAATAAAAATCAATGGTTCCCAAATAAGAAACTAATTTTGAAGCTGCCTTTTCATAAATGGCAATTAGTTGGGCAACAATTTCTTCATAAGATTCCCGTGGTGGGATGTTGAAGGTCATTATTGACCACCACCATTATCTTGTTGGGCATTGTCTTGTTGTTGGTCATCTTGCTGCTGTTGTTCATTGTCGTTCCAATTTAAATCCACAGACGGTTGGATTTTCATTTCTTCAAGTGCTTGTTTCTTTTCTTCTTGAATTGCTTCATAAATCATTTCCGCCTGTTTTGTATCCATGTTTTGCAGATATTTAATGGCCGTCAGTGTATCAATGGTTTGTTTATTCCCTGTTCGCAATGCCATGATTTGTGCTTCTTCTAATTCGTTCTGTGGCAATCCATCTTTCCAAACAATTTTCGGATAAACAGGTTCATATTCGGGAATGTCGGTTTCAAATTTTTCACGAACATATCGTTCCATTTGCATTGCTGTCCAAAGTGCATCCCGAATTGCTTTGTCAATGTTAACCCGAATTCGTTTTACTTTAGACAAGATTGGCATGAAACGTGCCTTGATTGCGGCACCATCCGTGTGTGAAGTTCCCGTTCCCCCATTGTCAATTTCGGTGATTGTACTTCCGAAAATCCATTGTGGGGTTTCAGAAATTGCAAACACCATTCCAATTAGTCGATCCAATTCACGGAAAGCAGAATCTAAACGGGAATCAAATTGGATAACACCCGGCACAACGTCACCAGGATTAATTTTCATATATCTGCCGCCCATTCGGATATCATCATCATGATTGATAGGTGGTCCATAAAGTGTGGGATCGGCATGTTTCCATAAAACGTAATCAATCTGTACTAAACGATCTTCAATTGCCGTAATCAAAGATTCAATAGGTTCAATATTGTTCCTGCCTTGCCAATCATCATCAACTGATAGATATGGAGCATGAATGATCGGAATGTGATTCAATCCCGTTTCCTGAACATCGCTTGATCTGCCAGTGCTAACCCTTTCAACAATCCTATAAAGCTGAATGTTTGCACCAAATTGATCAAACACATCTTTTTCTTCTAGTCTATATTTCTCATAAAAAATGAATCCTGGGATGTGACGTTCAACATTCAGGTATGGCGTTTCCTTTTTCACTTCATCAACATAGGAAACATAACAAATGTTAACCGCTTTGTATTTCTTTCTATCCTTTTCTGAAACCTCAGGGAAAACTAAGTTTGCCGGGATTGGTTCAATAATGACTTCAGGTTGAATTCCAATTTCAGAAAGGTCTTTGATTAAACCAGTTGCAAGCAATTCACTATAATCTTCACGATAACCATAATAAACTTTTAGCCAACCATCACCACGTATTCCACTGCCTACAACTAAATCATATCCAACCTTGTTCAAATCGTTTTCCTCAATCAAATATTCAAGCCTTTCCTGTTCTGGTGATCCATCACTTTCACCTGAAAGATAGGTCGGTGGTTCACCGAACATCAAATCGGCAGGTTTTGTAGTTAATGCTTGAACAAGATTACATGCAATGTACAATTTCGCTAATTTATCAGCATGCGGTGTATCCTTCAAAATGCTGGTTGCCCGCTCAACCAGTTCTGCTTGTCGTCCTTCAAAGTAATATTTGCCTCTAATATATCGGGATAACCGCCTCAATGACGCATCATCCGGGAATTGTTTCCCCACATCAAACAGTTTATTTGGAGAAATTGCAGGATAATAACCTGTTTCAAGTACACTATCGTTATCATCGTTTAAATCTCCATCATAAATTGGTTTTATATAATCCATCGATTTCACCACCTTTCTGTTACATCCACCAGGGTTTATCTATCACTTCGACATTCCCAGTTTTAGCAACATCAAGCGACATGGACAAGGAATCTGGACCGTCATCATTAGCGTTCGCCCCGAACAGTTCAAATTGTTCAAGCAATCGCACGTGTTTCCGGTTGAATTGAATATGGCCGTTCACAATATCAGGTTTCATTGCTTCAATTCTCAATTCTTTCTTGGTACGGTTTTTGATTTCTTTAACTCTTGTATAACTTGGATAACCAACGTTCTTCAACCGTTCCTTCAAAGTAAAGGTTAAAAATTCCTGTGCAACGTTGGAATCTGCTGCAATTCCGTCAGGTTCCCAATATAGAACCCGGTCAACAATGTGATCCAAGAATTGATCAGGATGAATTTTTTCAATGAAAGATTCGGCTACATATGATGTTCCGGTTCTTTTATGCTTTGCAATTACTGTCAAAGCATTATAATCGCCACGTTCTTTCTTGCCCATTGCAAAGTCAATTCCAAAATAGATGTAGTAATTTCCATCCTTGAAGTTCTTCTGTGTCGGTTCGTAGAAATGAAAGTCACGTTCAATGTTAAAGATTTGACTTTCTTCATCAATGGGATTGTTCTGAAATTCTGTGTTGAATTTCTTTGAATCCGTCCATTTAAATGTCATCAAATCCCAAAGTTCTTTTGCTTCCCAAAGAACAATTGCACCTTTGTCCATTTCTTCTTTGTGTTGTTCATAAAAAAGACGTGCTTGCTTAGCACGTTCTTCTTTAGGAAGTTCTTGATTTTTATAAATTTGCTCACATTCCGCCCACAAATCCATTCTTTCAGGCGGTTTTACCAAAGCACGATAGATTTTAGTTTTAAAATCTGGCCGTTGATGGAGAATATCCATCAATAAACATTCAGGATGAACTGTCGTTCCCATATAAACCATTGCCGTTTTCTTCCCTTTGGGATCACCCAATGGTTCAATCTTGCCCACAAACCAATCTTTTAATTTTTGACGTTGTTCTGGTGTTGCTGCGTTGCTATGGTCATCTTCCAAATCATCACAAATAATTAAATCTGGCCTAGTTCCCATCCAGTTTGCACCACGTATTGCTTGCCCGGTTGAATATGCTTCAACCAATGTCAACAGCTTGGGGGAATCGCCATGGTCTTCCCATGCAATGAAACTTGTGGCATTATCCTGTTTGTTCCGCTGTTCTTTTGGATGAAGAAGTTCCCCGTAATCTTCCCTTAACTTATCGTTATATTTAAGTTGTGTTTTTAGCCAGTCAAGATTTTTTGTCGATACGTTTGGTGTTTCAGAAATTGTGATGATGTATTTTCTTTTCCTGAAAACCACTTCATGGCATGGAAAAGCCTTAGAAAGATAAGTTGATTTTGCATGACCACGTGGTGCGGCCACACAAACCTTTGCGTTCCTTTCAACTAAGGAAACGTGATTCATGATATCGCAGATTTCACGGTGAAATTGTGCAAATTCATCCGGCGATTTTAAATCAAATCCATCGAAGTTTCCAGCTTTGTTTTCATGATTGCCTACTTCGCTAAAATACTCCCAGGTGAAATATGCTAGATCAACTTCTGAACGGTGAATTCTTTTTAACCGTTTAAGTTCCTTGGCAATTTGCCAAACCTCAATTGCTTTTTCCTCATCCATTTCTGCTAAAAGTGATAAATCATCAATTTGATAATCGGATTTGATTTTGGTTAAGTATTTTTCATAAAGATCAATTAGTTCTTGTCTTTGTTTACGATTTAGGAATCGTTTTTCAGAAGCTATCCATGCCATTTCTGAAACCACCACCTTTCATGACCATCCAAGTAGTTCCTGGAACAGCTTTCTAAATTCGTCTATTCTTTTCTTCAATTTTTTTGTTTTCCAGTTCTAAAGCAACTTTTGCTTTGAAATCTTCATTCATCTTGTCCCAAAGCCAGGCATTCATTTCTTCCAAATTTACATTTCTTTTGATTAATCTTTCTTTGTCGGGATTATTTAGTTCCTTGTTGGTTTCTTTCAATTGTCGTTCCAAAACATTAATCTGAGATTCCATCATCTTTACCAGGTCTAAATCAATTGCAAAATTGGCCAATGTTTCAATCAAAAACTTTCCGTCATCATTCATTTCGCATTTCCCCTTTCATTAGTCAAGGTCTAACGGTGGTCGTTCTAACTTCCCACTAAATCTTCCTTCTAAAATCAGAGTGTTTACAGCGGACTTCTTCAATTCATACCAAGATGATGTTTTTCCATTTTCCCAATGTACACGGGCAAACTTTCGGCCAGGTTTATGATTTACCCAAACATTCCCGTTCTCATCATGAATTGGCTCACCCTGCAATTGCTCAGTAACAAATTCTACGGACTTCAACATTGGCATCCACCTGCTTTTTCCTGAAATTGTTCGGCACACAATTGTGCAGATACTTTTACTTCACAATTCCGGCTCACAATGTCGTTACCAAACCATTGAGCTTTAGTTGCAATTGCTTTATCACAATAAAGTCAAAGTTTAAAATTGATATCTAGATATATTTCCCACAAGCCGCACGGACATCAGATACCCGGCTTGGGGGTTTTGTTTGACCATCTTTCACGGTCAATTTTTGTGTTGGCAAACTTTTGGTTCACAAATTTATAAGGTTACGTTTCTGCGGTTTTGTAACCTTATCAAGCCAAACCATTGATCCTACAAGCATTTGAACCCAACGGTTTGCCCCACAATTGTTACGTAACCACCATTGCTTTGCTCCTACAATTGTTGCCTCGAAAATTTTTCAAGTCGCTTTCCATTCCGGGCCTGCACGAAGTGTTTTTAATGCATTTCTGACGTTTAAGACAAGAAAAGCAACATAAAAACAGCCATCAATTTTTCCTAGAAAATCAATGGCTACTCTGCAATCGTGCCCCCTAAAATTGTTAATGTCGCAACTGTCATAAATTCTTTAATTCTTCACGCAATTTGCTGATGTCAATTTGATTATTAACCGTCACTTGTGCATCCTTATCTGGTGTCAACAATCCATGACTGGACAAAATCAATTTTGTCATGGCTGCATTCTTTTCAACAATGGCCGCCTCATATGCAGCATCCAAAACTGCTTTTAATCTGTGCTTTCCGCTATCTACGATCATTTGATTAAGGCATTTTCTGAAATCAGGATCACGTTGCCATCTGTACAATTGCCGAACAGAAACTTCAACCTTATCCTTGTGTTGCTTGGCAATTTGTTCAATAGACATTCCTTCAAGTAATTTTTCCATCACAAAATAATGCCTGCTGTCTAGTTTCATCTACAAACCTCCTCACTTTTTAAACTTATCCAAAAACTCAGTTAGATAATGATGCCAATATATTTTTGTTAGCACAAACAGATAAATCCACAGAGGAATTGACTTGATCAGCAATCGTTTGATTCTCAATTTTATCTTTGATTGTTTCTGAATCACTTTTCATCAAAACTTTCTATGTCAACATTCAGGCACGAAAAATCGGCCATGTGTTGACCGCAAATGCTCGTGCCGGCGAATCTCGCTGCCTATCTATTTTTAATTGGGAATTGCATGCAGAAGAAATGAAAGGTGTAAAGATTGTTTATGTGAAAAGTTGAAGATAAAACACTTTAATCTAATTCAATTGTCTTTTCTCTGCGATTTCTTTTTATAAAAGATAATCACAAAAGAATAATAGATCTTGCAGGAAGAAAATCTTTGATTTTCTGACTGCACTTGCGTAAGCAAGTCTATATAATGAACTTTGATATGTGATTTAATAGCATTAAAACCCTTATATATCAATGGTTTTAATTATCGCTGCAATATTTATTTATTTTATAGTTATATTTTTTTTAGTTTATAATTCTTTTTTTTATTTATAGTTCAACCGTTTGAACTTTGACATGAACTTGTAACAAAAACAAAATCCCCGTCACCTGGCAAATGGCAACGGGGAACGTTCTCTTCTGGGAATGGTTCAATTCCATTCCAGCGTATAAACTTAGGTCAACCAAGAGTGGTCGACAGAGTTGGTCGCATGGACCTAACATTCACTTAAGGTTGGATTCTTTGACCCAACATAATGACAAGTGATTGCTTTGCAGCAATGCAAACATGTCGTCTTACTCAATTGCTTCTGTGCAATTGGGATGTTATTCAATGAAAGGGGAATGGGAAATGAAAAATGGTTTTACAACGTAAGTTCATGATTAATGAGAATTTAGGCAGGGCGACATTCCTGCATCTCCAATTTGATGGTGATGGCTGCCTGTTCCATCCTCTAAATTCTCATTTGAGTTTGAGGAAAAAATAATTTTTCCCCTATAATAACGCGAAAAAGTCCCGTAACTCATCATTTTTGTGTTTTTGAACAAAAAAAAACCATCATACAAGCTGAGGAATTGTTTTAAGGTATTCCGTTTTGATCCGTTCTAATTCTTCCATCTGACCATATGGTATGGAAACAAATTCTGTGCCCAATCTTATATCAATCTTTTCGGGCAACTTATATGTATCCCACAACCACCTGCAATTGTCGATCAAATCCAATATATCCCCACTGCATCCAATCCCTAGATGGTACATTCCAACCTTTCTTTTTTCCAATTCTGGATTCAACTTTGCCTGGACAAAGAATTCAACAGCCAACGGTGGATAACCTAATGTGATTCCCAACAGTCTGTGGAATTCGGGTGAATTTGCTTCTGTGTATTCAAGTTCTTTTTTGAACCGTTCCTTTTGCTCCTGATCTTGAAAAAAGACATAAGTTTCAGCACCAGGAATCAGAACAATCTTTTCAGTTTCTTGGCTGCTTATGTAAGGAAAGTTTTCTACAAGAAAAGGCAGTCTCTTTGCAAACTCTGATTCCAATGTTGTTCTGTAAATGGCCGGTTTCAATCCTTGGATAAACATCTCAAAGAAATTCATGTTATTCCTCCTTAGCGAAAAGAGAGAGGAACCAAAAAGTGGTTCCTCCCCCATTATAGTTTACCATTGTGGCGAGTCACACTCAGTGCAAACAATTTTTCCGCCGTCTGTCCAGACTAATTTCTCAGCACCACAAACTCTACATCGACCTTTAACTTCCCTGCCAGTTGGGACAATCCCAAAAGCGACAATCAAATTTTCCATCTCCAATTTCTCTTTTTCCATCGGGCATTCCTCCCTGAAAATTTGAAAATTTTGATGTCTGGAAGTTGGAATGTTGGTGGAAAAAGATTTTGTTGTTATATTTTGAATATTTCCATTTCTTATTTTCATTATATTCAATTTCTGTAATTTGTTCAATATGTCTAACACTTATTTTTCAGAAAATTTTCCGCCCGGAATTTTGACCTTATGTTATGAGCAACAATGATTAAATTTCACAAACTCATGAAAAGCACTTCCAGGCCTTATGTATCAATGGTTTCAGCGATTTTATCCTCTTCCAACCACCCATCTAAAATCCTCTGTAAGCAAAGTTTGTGAAAAAGAGAAAAATGGCGGAATCACTTGCCATTCCTGAGGTTTCACGATCACGACAATTTTGCAGGTGTCATAGGTATCTGGATTTAAAAGTTGCCTTAGAAAGGCGTATAGAAGGCCATTTTGAACAAAAAAATTGCTGGCAGTTCCATCAAGGAACCACCAGCGTTAAAAGTTAAACATGGGTACGTATACGTTTTTTGCGTGGCCTTCATAAGGTATCTTAAATTGTTCAATCAACTGTTCCTTAACAAGTATTTCATTCAATTTTGCAATTCGTGAACGGTGAACCCCTGTGTTTTTAGTAATTTGATCCATGGAAGGAAAAGCACAACCTTCCAATTCATGACCTGGAATTCTGCAGACCATTGACAGATAAAACATATAAAGGACAATAGCATCCCGTGCATCTGACTTTTTGTACTTTTTCAGCATGGCTGGCAATTTCTTTTGATAAGCAAAAAGCGGGAACATCCCAAATTTGATGTCCCCACATTCTAACTTCTTTCTTTGCTCTTCTGATTTCTTCACGGATTGTTTAATCAAATCCATCTTTTTCATTTTTCATTCCCCTTTGTTTAAATCTTCAATTCGATAAGTTTTTACTGGTCGATTTTCATTCAGTTTTTCGATTTCCTTAATCCTCATTTCCTCTCTCAATTTGCGAAGTGACTTTTGCCCAACCGTTCCATGATCAACTTCCAGATCTCCCAAATAGTGCATCCATTGTTCAAACGATATGGTTTCAACATCATTGTGTGGTTTCCAATTTGGAGATAAAACCCGGTTTTCTTGCCAACTTCTTTCTTCCCGTCTTTCACTTATTCCGAATAGTTCTGATTGTGTCAATTTCGATCCTGTTTCCCGTTCCCGTTTCAAAGAAACCTTGTGCAATACCTTGCAATGGTTACTGCAAAATTTTGTTCTTCGATCAAAACCACCTTTGCCAACATAGAACACATTGGAACAACGATAAAATTCACACGTTTTGAGATCCTTCAAAATTCGTTCTGCTTTCTTCTCAGTAACCAAACCAACATCCACATAACCTTTCATCAATTCCTTAATCTCATCAATTGTGGTTCCCTTGTTTTGTTGTTTAACTTCTTCAATCAAACTGTTATATTCCAATTCTTCAAGCTGTACTAATTTATTTTCAAAATATTTTGCTAATAAATATTCATCTAAATGAATAATCAAATTTCCAAGTTCCTGCAGTGTGGTGATTCCTGAAGTTCGTTTCCTGAACTTTGGAATTGCTGCATTGACATTTCTGTTTTGTGGAAGTTCTGCAGGTGGAAGTTGATCGAAATGCTGTAGATAAGAATCAACTGTTTCTTCAATTGCAGTCAAAAGAAATTCCATCGAAATTTCATGATCCTGCACCTTTTGCTTTAAACGATTGCAGGTTTCATTGTATTGGTCGATCACTTGTTGATTCGTCAGATTCATTCAACATCAACCCTTTCATTAAACTTTTGAACTACAAATTAACTAACTTCTTCAATTTCTTCATCAAAATCAATACTAATAGGAAACCATACATAATCATCTGCGTTCAGTTCATAAACTAATTTATTTCCCCAAGGGAAAAATGGTTTTGGCTCACAACCGTCAACAAGAAATTGCAAATCATGTTTTTTCATTATTGTGAATAATGGTTGTTTAGTGGTTAGACCATTTACCCACAAGATTCTAACATCTTGTTTAAGATAGGAATTTACCTGGTATGTTTTAATCCTGAACACTTGTTGCATTTCACGGTTGAATTTCACTTCCAAAGGAACACCATTCACAAGAAAATCCGCTTTTGTGGTTACTCTCTTCTGTACCTTTCCTGTGTTATCCGTCCCGTTGTCCTTAATGGTTAATTCAATTCCAAATTTATTAAATATGTGATTTGCGTAAGCATCAACAATTTTCCGTTCAATCATAGTACATTCAAAAATATCTTTCTTAAATTGTTCAGGTGTGCGATTGTCCATCCGATATGCTAAACTCATGTCTCCATTCCCCCATTTGTTTTTGGAAATAAAAAAGGACTAGGAAAAATCCTAGTCCCTCAATTCATTTCAAATATCCATTTACGATAACTTTTCCAAGTTCTCCAATAACGTTCACAGTGACAGCATTACCTGCCATTTTGTAAAGTTGTGAATCTGAAATCCCTTCACCCTTTAATTTGTGGTAAAACTCATCGGGAAACCCTTGTAGTCTGAAACATTCAAGTGGTGTTAATTTTCTTATCCTGTAAATTGGGAAGTGACCAATGGCAATTCCATGCCTATCAATTGCAGTTAATGTAAAAGCAGGTTCCCCATCTTCTTTGAACCTTCTTCCGTTTTGTCTTTTGTTTAATCTATCTGGTGTTAAAACCGGACGAACTTCTAACACATGTGTTCTTCTTCCTTTTCCAATTGAACCAGGACCAATACCCTTTCCATAACTAGCATCAACGCAATATGAAATTCCATAGCCATCTGAAAATTGTTGTGGTTCAATTATCTTTTCCCTGTGACCACCACCCATTGTGGTTAAGGTTGGACAAATACCAGTTGGATCATAAACACGTTTAACACAATCAGCACCTTTCATTTCCAAGTGTCCAACCATTTTCAAATCATTTGCAGGTGCTTGATATTTTTCGTTCAGTTTTTCAAGCAATTTTTTGGCCTTTTCTTCTTTGATGTAATATTTTTCAGCAACATTTTCTTCAAGAACGTCAATCAATTTTGTGGCCACTTCATTGTTTGATGGAAATGGAAAGTTAAAAGTTTTCAATCCAAGTTTGTTCAATCGTTTCTTTGCTTTTGCAACCGAATTGTTTCCAACCACTTTATAAGGTTCTGTTTTTCCATCCAAAATTCCAATGATGAATATCCGTTCCCTGTTTTGTGGAACACCAAAATATTTACTGTTCAAAACTTCAAAATCAACTGCATATCCAAGTTCAGAAAGTGTTTGAATGATGACTTCCAACGTTCTTCCTTTGTCGTGGCTCACCAAACCTTTCACATTTTCCAACAACAAAACTTTAGGTTTCTTTTCTGCTGCAATTCGTGCAACTTCAAAGAATAAGGTTCCCCTGGTGTCTTCAAACCCTTTCCTTTTTCCTGCGATACTGAATGCTTGACACGGAAAACCTCCAACTAGCAAATCATGATTGGGAATTTCAGTAGCATCAATTTTTGTTATGTCCCCGTGCGGTTTGATTCCATGAACAATTTCAAAGGACTTAGCAGTTTTTTGGTCAATTTCTGAAGCAAAAACACATTCACCTCCAAGTTTGTTCAATGCAGTTTCAAAACCACCAATTCCAGAAAACAAAGAAGCATATTTGAACATTTCCATTCCCCCATTGTTTTGTGGAATAAAAAAGACCACCAACATCAACTGCTGGTGGTTAATCAAACCAAAATTCTATTTTTCCAAATCCATTTCAATAAATCTTCTTGGTATCTTCTCCCCAGGATAATCAGGGTCATGTTCAAAAATCACGTCAACCCATCCCCAACCTTTTTGGGGCGATGGTCCAATCCTGACAACCTTTCCGATTAGTCCTTTAAACTTTGGATCAGCGTGTCTTGCGTCCTTACGAACTTTTACCTTGTTTCCACGTTTGAACATTTCGTCATTCCTCCAATTTGTATAATTAGTTTAATTTCTACATCACGAATTGAAGTGCTGCTTTGCCAATTCCAGCACTTCCTTTTTGTGATGAACCAATTCAGTTTTAACCAATCTTCCCTTCTTAAACAATTTCACTTCCCAATGATTCCCGTGACGTTTTGCGTTAATGCTTTTTCCTTCAATCGTTTCAATATAAGCAGTTCTGGGGTTCAAGTTAATCATTTCAATTCCCCCTTTAATTGTGCAATCCACATACCTTGTTCATATGGAAAAACTTCTTTCAATTTAGCAACAAATTTCATAGCTTCTTCATCTGAGGTGAAAACAATAGCTTCATTAGCATTGAATGAATAGATAACTTGAAGCGTTCTTTCATCAATTCCAGCATAATAAACAATTTCGTCAAGTGTGATCTTTGTTAGAACAAAACCACCAACTTCACCATCTTCCATTTCTTCCTTCATAATTCTTGTTTGCAAGTGCTTATAATCTTCCTTTAGGTTAGATTCAGCAATTTTTGCATTCTCAATTTCTTCAAATTCATCCCAATCCTGCCATTCGCCATGTAAGTAAATTTGAAGGATATACAATTTTCATTTCCTCCCTAATTTCTTTTTATTTTTCCAATCATTCTGATAACCAACTCATCATCACCCGGTTTTCCTGATCCGCACAATATAGTTCTAAGACCTTCAATTGCCCATCTAGCAGGATACCCGGGAAGATCAACAATTCGTGACCACCAATATGTTGCTTCTTCTTTACTGAATCTTTCAACCCGTAAAGCAATCAATTCTGCACGTTTTCTATCCTGCAAACGTTGTTGTAACTTCATAATTAAAGCCAAATGATAAAATGATTTCTCTGTAATGTTCATCTTCTGCCCTGGTACAATTTTACTTTGCAATTCTGCGGGTGCACCGTAATCATCCGTCTCATATGAAATAATTCGTTTGATAACAGGGAGGCAAGCAGATAGATTAGTTCCATAGATACTACATTTGTTTGTTTGATTGTTCCTTTTCTCAGTCAGCGTGAGAGTAAGACCGTTTTTGGTGCTTTTGGATACTGTTAAAAGCACAACTCATTTCCCCTTTCCTTGAGAAATTAAAAAGGACCGGTAATTGGTTTCTGGTCCAATCACTTCAAAGATTTAATTGCTTTAATCAAATCATTCTTTGTATCTTCAACTTTCCGTTCGGAAAAACCGTGAAAAGTCATTTCCCATAAACTGTGACTAACAATTTCAGCAGGTGAAAACCGTTTTAATGAATCTTCTGATACCTGCATTCCCAACCATTCATTCCAGGGTGTAAAGGATGGAACGAAAAATTCCCCATTGATCAAATGGGAGACTGCAATAAATTCCCCACCATCAATGAAATTTTTCGCATATCCAACAACAATTTCCCCTTCAACTTCTTCAGGTTCCATTTCATTCAAACGATTGAACACATTCTCAAATCCAAAAAATGATTTATTCCAATCTTCTTCATATTCAACTTGTAGAACTTCTGCAACTTCATTCCAAGAAACACGATCAACCAACTCTTTGAATTTCACGTTTTTCATGTCCATGTCTCCATTCCCCCAAGAACAGTTTTATTAATCGCTTGAATCCCAACTGTGGATCAAAACGTTCCCTTCAACCTTATGGAAACCGTAAGGATCAATAAAAGGATATACTTCACTGTTCCAATATTCTTCAATAATTTCATTTTCATCAAATCCTTCATGTCCTTCAATTTCAATAGCACGTTCGTGAAAACCATATCTTGAACTTTTGTGTTCTTTCACTTTAAATTTCATTCTCCATTCCCCCATTCGCCGGGCAACCGGCCAAAGATTTTCATGTAGTTGTTTTTTATTTGTCGTGGCGAAAATCCGTACTCCGTCATTTCAAACATCACCATGAAAACCACGTCAGCAGCATCAAAATCTTCATCATCAATATCTTGAACTTCCATTCCCAAAACTTCTTCCCAAGGTATGAAATCAAAACTTGATGTCTGGCCATTGTTATAAACGATAATTGGTTCAACTTCAACAAATTCTGCATCTTCGTTTTCATCAAGAATTGTAAAATCAAATTCGATCACGGCATCTGTTTCTTTTGGTTTCATTGCCTTCATGATCTGATGAGCAATCGAAAATCCTTTTGTGTAGCTGTCGATCTTTTCAGGTTCAAGTTCAAAGTTTTCTTCAATCCGTTCCTTTATTTCATCAAAACCAACACCCAAAATGTAATCTTTGAATTTCATTTTCATGTTCTCCTTTCTTTTTCCCCTTCACTATATATATGGGGAACGTTTTACTCAAAGGTGACATAAGGGAAAACTTTTTTCTCATTAATTTTTGGTGTAAAATATTCCTGATTAATCCGAATTGGGGGAATGGAAATTGAATGACGAGATATTGGGGAAACTAAAGGAGATTGAAGCGAAACTTGACCAGATGGTTACATATGAAGAATTCAAACAAGTGGTCACCACATTGGAAACCATTGTTGAAGGTGAAGTTTCTGCTTCTAAAGAAAAAGTGGAAGACAAAGCTGAAGCTGGTGACATGCTTCTAAAATCATTGCTGGACGGTTTGGAAACCAGGATCAACCGCAAGTTTGGCGTTATTGAAACAAATCAACTAACGATCATGGAAAACATAAATGGCCTATTGGAAAAGCTGGACAAGAAATTTGAACAGGATGAAATTCACAAGGAAAAATTGAATGATCTGTTAGAAGAAATTGTGGATAAGCATAAAACATATGATGATACTTTCCGTTTCTTTGATGAGCGGTTAAGAACCCTCGATTTTATTATCAGAAGGAAATTGGGCGAATTATAAAAAGAGGAGGGAACCGTTTTTTGGTTCCCTTTTTTTGTCAATCCAGGTGTCTGTTTTTCAATTCAGCCAAGGCAAGCTTTGCATAATGTTCGCTGCATCCCGTTCTTTTCATCAAACTATGCCTTCCTACACGTCCAACTTCCCTTTTAATATCTAGTGCAGCAGCCATTAGTGCATTTAAATCTACTAGCACATTCTTGCTTTCCACTTTTATGTCGTTTTCCTTGGCTATTTCTTTAAAGGTGTTGGTTCCTTCTAATGTGCCTTTGAGAGATTGAAGTAGATAAATGTTATTCTGATGCGTTTTTATTTCCATGTCAATGATCACGTTAATGGCTTCAGTCACAGTTAATCCTAAGTTATAGCAATAATTTTTGAATTGGTGATATAGTGCATTACAAATTCTTTCATGCATATCTTTGTTATCTTCACAAGATTGCAACCGCATATTATATCCTTTATCATAGGCATCGAGTTTGTCAATCCATTTTTGCTCTTTAGCATCCAATGAGTCAACATCGCATATTTCTAAAATCTTGAAAGCAAAAGCACCAATTCCCATTGAATCATATGCTTTTTGTAGTTTGATTGAATGATGCTCACCTTTTGCTAGCATCGCCATGTGCTGTTGGAATCGTGCTTCAATGTTTTTACTCTGCCCAACGTAGCATTCACCAGTGACTGTATTTTCAATTGCGTAGATTCCAATCATTTATACAACCTCCCTATTTTCTTCTTCCAATTGTTCCAGTGCTTTTAGTGCTCTTCTGGCCTGACCTTGTGTACATCCGGTCAATTTTTGCAATTTCACCCGGCCAATCTTCCCATGCTCTCTTTTATAACGTTTCGCCACTTCAATGATTTCTGCCAATTCTTTTTCATCATCTACCAATTCATTGCCTACCATTTTTTCGTTACCGTTTGCTAACTTACCATTATCATTTACCATTTTTCCTTCTACCATTTTTTCTTTACCAATGTTACCGTCTACCAATTTATCATCTACCGTTTTTTCCTTACCAATATCAGCTACCATTTCATTACCTACCGTTTTACCGCCTACCGTTTTCTTACCGTTTGCTTTTCTTTCCGGTAGGCTTACCACTTTACCGGATTTACCACCTACCGTTTTGTCTACCGTTCTTACCATACCATCGTTACCGTTTTGTTGCTCATCTACCGTTTCTACCGTCATTGCTTGTCTTACCATTTCTTTATCGTCTACCGCTTCTTTGGATGGTAGGTCTACCGCTTCCCTACCGCTTACCGTTTCCTCTACCGTCTTACCACTACCATTTGTTTGCTTACCATTACCACTTACCACTCCTACCACTTCATTCGGTAGGCTACCGTCACTTACCGTTTCGTGTGGTAGGCTGTTACCACTTACCGTTTTATTCGATAGGTCATTATGGTATTGGCTACCGCCTACCATTTCGCTATTCAATGTGGTAGATGGTTTGACTACCGCTTTTTTGGTGCTTACCATTTCATCTTCTTGCTCGCTACCGGATTCAGTTTCAATTCCAAACAGGTGTTTATTCTTCTCCATCCAAGTCAATAGTATTTTGATCAGAAGCAAAGCAACCACCGTTGAAGCTCCAACCGCTACACCTTCCCAATTCCCTACCTTTAAAGCATCACGAATATTTGACCACAATGTAAAGGACAATCCAAAAATCAAACAAAACCATGGGGGAATACCTCTCCCCCGCGATTCGGTCAGCACAATCACAGACAAAATGAAAACTGTATCTAGCGAAACCACACCCACATGATAGAGTAGGGGAGATGGGAAGTATACTAAATCCATAAACAATTGTAAACAATGCACATAGCTAATAATCACATTACAAAGCAAAATGAGGTAAGCACCAAAGCGAACGACATAGAAAACTTTCTTTTCTTTCTTTCTTTTCGCTTTCACCTTTCGATCCCCCATTTATATAAAATTAGGTGGGAACCTTTGGAGGTTCCCTAACTTGTTTTCTTTAACTCTTCCCTGGAAATGATTTTTGTGTAATCATTCGGCACATAATAAATCGGCCGTTCAGGTGAAGCCACAATTAAGTTTGTATAATCTTTTTCGTGCAATCCTTTTTTCCGCAACTCCTCTTTCAAAATCCTAAATAATTCAACTTCAGCTTCCACATCGTTCATAGCTTGATGTAACCGTCCATGTTCAATTCCATATCGCTCAACTAAATTTCCCAAACTTGCTTTACCTTCAGGATCAGCAAGAATTGCCATTGACCGGGTACAAATAAACCGTTCAACTGGAATGTGCTTATGGTATCGGGAAAGGAAACCAAGATCAAATTGTGCATTATGAGCAACAACAATTGAATCACCAATGAAACCATCCAAACATTGAAGTGCTAATTGTTCAAGCATTCCTGACTTTAAATCAACTTCATTAATTCCTGTAATTTCTTTTATATGGTCACTCAATGTAATCCCATCATTTAATGCAACTAAAGTGTGGAACTTTCCGATTTCATTCAGTCTTTTGTCAAGTTTAACCGCTGCAATTTCTATTACCTGATCACTTTTATAATCTAAACCTGTAGTTTCTACATCATATACAACATATGTTTTCGTTCCCATGTAATCCATCTCCTTCTTTTCCCCACAATAGGATTTTGAAATTTTGTGAAGTGATGCCTTCAAATCGTGATGAATTTTTCCTTTTGACAAACCTGTTTCAACTTCAATTTCATTAACTTCAAACTGCTTTTCATAAAAATAATAGATCACTTGTTTTTCTGTCTTGGTCAATCCTGCATTCCGAATTACACGTTGAAGATCAACCACAAAATCAATGCAAGCATGATTTTGATATTTTTCAACGTGTAATTTATGGATATCCCGTAATGCTGCATGCACGCCACTTGTTTTATTCATTGGATATCGCAATTCTAATTGCTTCATCTGGTGTTCTGTGTTATATCCAACAGCCATATCCTTTCATCTCCTTTGCTTTAACCATTCATTTTCCTGCAACTTCTTTATTGAAATTGAGGCCTTATGAATGTTTTCCATCTGTTTTTTAATTTGTTTAATTTCTGGTTTCAATTCTTCCATTTCTTTAATTAAATCCTGATATATTTTTCTATCCAATCGTGATCCCTCCATTAGGCGGCATAAGTTTGTCAATTTGTTCAATTTCATCTATAATGTAAGCAGTCAGTGATAATTGGAAGGTAAGGTGATTAGATGCCAATCATCCCTTTTAACAATGAAGATTTTAAGTCGACTGGTGAAATGGTCGTGACGGTTGATAAAAACAGAAGGATTTATATCAACCGTCAGGTTCAACGTTATTTTGATGCAGTTGAAAAACCGATTAAACTTTATTTAGGTTATGATCCAGTTAATAAAAGAATTGCACTTGCAAAACCTGATGTGGTGAGACTTACGAACCACAGACCAGTTCAGTTCAACAAAGCAGGTTTCATAAGTGCTAGAACCTTCATTGATAGGTTTAAGATTGAATATAAAGATGGACCATATCATTATATTTATGACGGCAAAGAAAATGGTTGGCTAACCTTTCGGCTCCAAGGTTATGAAGCACCGGATCAGCCAACCAAAAGTTGAACATCAAAGCAATAAATGAGCACCTATTTTAATAGCGTGGTACGTCCAAATAAGGTCTTCTTGTGATTCTGTCAGCGGTTGTGAATTATCAATCAATGCATCATAAGCCAAAATATCAATCCATTTTTCCGTTTCATGGTTCAGCAGATCATAAGTTGGTTCAACGCCACGTGCCTTAATTCTTTCCATTCTTTTTACAACGTCACATTCAATTTTGATTACTGGAAAATCGTACTGAAAACAGAACAACCGTTCATTCGGTTGTCTTAAATCCGTAATCACAAATTTTCGATTGCCAAATTCATATTGGCGATAAAGATTACAAATCAAACAATCAATCCAAATGTCTTCATATTCTTTTCTGCAATTTTGGCCAAACCATTGATATAGATGTTGTGGTTTTGGTTCCTTTGGTATCCCCGTCATTTTATGTGCATAATGTTTCAACCAATTCCCAAAAGACGTTTGTACATGACCAAATTTTTCAGATAAAAAATTGGCAAGCGTATCTTTGCCGCTTGCCATTTTACCCATAAAAGCAATGACTTCAATTTTATCTAGGAAATCTAGATAAGGAACTTTTGATTTTTCACGAATTTCAGCAACCACATTCTTGAAATCAAGATCAATGTTCATCTTCATTCCTCCATTACCAGATAGATTTTTGCTTTCCAAACTTTTCACGGAAAAATTCTTCAATGTCAGCATCCCAAATTTTATTTAAACCATGAGAAATAACACCATCATAAGCACCTTCATCATCATAACCATATCGATCAATCAATTCCTGCTGATATTCCTTACCACCACCAACTTCAAACAGCAATTCTGCAAAGGTGGTTTTCTTTTTTCTCAACTTTTTCTGAACATCTTTCCACTCCTTTGTGTGCGGTCCGTAAAGTTCATAAACCGTTTCCCATAATTCAGGATCAACAGCATGACAGAGTGCAAACATCCCTTTCACAACTTCAACCGTTAACCCTTGGGCTCCGACTTCAAAAATTCTTTGTGGGAAAAGTGCTTGAATCAAGGTTTGAAAGTTGAACTGAAGTTTGAAGGTGTTCATGTTTGCATTAACTGGCATTGCTGCACGGGCAACCTGTGGTGATTCACCTGCATCAATTAAATCATGATATGCATACATTGATTCCTTAATTTTTTCAGCAACTAATTCTTTATTTTTTATTTTGTCCATCGGCAACGTGCATGAAGTAGAAATCAAAGCACGATTTCCACCTGCAACTCTCATATTCATTGTTTTGTACGTAATTAGATGATCGTACACCTGCTTTGCTACATCGTAAAATTTGAATGTAGCAGTTTCACCACGGAAAATTTCAAGTGCATGACCTAGTTTTAATATATTCAACGGTCGTCTAATGTTGTCTGTATCAGGTTTCCCAAGATAAATTGCAGCAGAATCTGCAAGGTTTAAACGGTCAGGATCAGAATATCTGTAAAGCTCAATCTGGAATGTGCCATTATCATAAACCAAATTTCCCTGCTCATTCTTTTTAATAAATTTCCCCATTTCCTGGATCATTGCTTTATTCATCTTTACCACCACTTTCTTCTTGAGTAAAGAAAACTTGGTTTGCTTGATCCCGTAAGTCTTGGAATTCATAGTACAGTTTTAGTTTATACATGGCACGTTCTTCTTTTGAACCTCTTGTCTTGTCTCTTTTAGATAAACGGTTTCTGGCTTCTTTCAACCTTTTTTTAGTTGTGTGATAAACCATTCCATGGTTAATCTCATTTATCCGTTTTTCTTTGTTCATCTTCTCTAACCTCCATAAAAGTAATTAGAAAATCCAAAGCTGAAACAACATCTTTAGCCAATTTCCTCAAACATTCAATTTTATCCTCAACAGGTGCTTCTCTGTCTGCACGGGCAATAATTTCACCGTCCATCAATATTTGAACCTCAAACTTTGACGTTTTATGATCATTCCATAATCGTTCATACTCACGTAAAAATTCAGCTTGGTTTTTCTTATTGCTGAACATTTCATTTTCCATTTCCCACTCCTCCTTTTAATCAAATGGTTCAATATCATCTTTATCAGAGAACTGACGAAGCATGATATTCACCACCTTTAAAAGAAATGGACGGGAAGAAAATTCCCCGTCCTTAAATGTTTGTGCTACCGAACCCACCACCCCTATCATAGCCTGTAAGTTCATCAACAACTACAATTTTTGCAATAATGATTTCTTTGATCAAAGCTTGTGCTATCCTGTCACCATCGTGAACAATAAAATCATTTTCACCATGATTGATGAGAATCACCCCAACCTCATTTTTAAATCCATGGTCTACAGTCCCCGGCGAATTAAGAACCGTAATTCCGTGTTTCAATGCCAAACCTGAACGTGGACGAATCTGCAGTTCATAACCAAATGGAACTGCAACAGCAATTCCCGTCCCAATAACAGCATGTTTGCCTGCTTCAATAACCATCGTTCCATCTGGAATTCTTGCATGCAGATCAAACCCTGCACTTCCAAATTTCTGATATTCAGGAACCAAAGATGCATCAGAAAGAAGTTTCACTTCCAATTTTGCATGTTTCATTTTTCATCTTCCCCTTTATCTGGAATAATTCTAATACCATGAATCGTCAACCAAACACCAGAACCAACTAACCTATCGAAAATGTGATTTAAAACAAAAGCTTCTGCTTCACGTTCAGTTCTAGGTGTGAAACCTAGAAAATGAATAGACAAGTTTACTTTAGCCATCATTTTTCGTCTTCACCTTTGCTTCTGTAGATTTTTTCATAACGATCTAAGTTAAGATTTCCAACCACAAATTCAGATTCATCAATTTCACCATTCTGATATAATTCATATAGTTCTTCAAATTTGGTCATGGGTTGTTTCCTCCTTTGATTTGATCAAGTAAACCTTTTTCCTTCAACCATTCAACAGAGGATTTTAATCGTCGTGCAGCTTCAACAATTTCAGGAAGATGAATTGGAAGGTCAAAACCACTTGTTGTTTCTGTGTAATCTTTGAAATATTCATGATAAATAACTTCCTTCGATAGTTCGGAAAAAGTTTTTTGAAGCAATTGAAGATCCTTCCCTAATTGGTCATATGTGTGATCATCAATTTCAGTATGATTCATTCGATAATAAAGGCAGCTATGAACCAAAATCTGTTTTCGTCTACGTTTGATCAACTCCTTAATCAAATCATTAAGGTTTGCATCTTTCATAAAGGTTTTCTTCATTCGGTTTAATTCTTGTTTTAAATGTGTTGGAAGTTTCATTTATTTTTTCCCTCCTCATTATATATATGGGGAACAAATCGACCAAAAGTGACATAAAAAGAAAAAAAATTCCCGGCCTAGATTGACCGGGTGTTGTTTTCATTATTTAATTGGGCAATGGCCACCTTGACATTCCCCAACCACATCATCACTATCATCAAAGGAATTCAATGAATCGATCAATTCCCAAGGTTTATGTCTAATGCGTTTAATTTCCTGCTCGTAACGTTCCTTGGAAATGGTTTCTTCAGGCATTTGGCGATAAGCACCAGATTCAATATAAGGCAACAATGACGTTGATTTAATCGTGTCTTTATATTTGAACAGTAGTTCTGCAATTTGATTAACAACTTTTTCATCTTCAATTTCATTTGTTCCTTTGTGGAAATTCAACGTTGCAGAAACTGCATTGTCAGACCAATATTTTGCAAGAAGTGCTTGAATTGCAAATTGTTCTTTCAAGCTGATTGTTCCCCTGGTCTGAAAATCTGGATGCTCTGCAGTTGGTGCTTGAATTGGGAATTCAAACACCATGGTTCCATGATCCCAAATATCATTTTTGTTTTCATCATATCCTTTGTGCAAGAATTCCCACTTATAATTGCATCGAATAAGAATTTCCACCAAAGGATTGTTTGCAGCAAACCGAATTCTTCTGATTAGATAAGGTGCTTGATGTGCGTGCATGCCAGCAGAAACGCCCATCATAATGGAAACTGTTCCGCTTGGTTTGACCGTAGTCAATTTGATTGAAGGATTAGCAAGCAATTCTTCAGCATGTAGTTTGTTGGTTTCCTTCACCCATTTGTACATTTGATCCAAGCATTCAACAACTTCTGCTTTATAAATTGGATTATCATTTTCGTCAAAACCAAGAACTGCTTTTCCGTCAAATTTCATCAAAACCCAGTCCATGAATCCAGTTAAACCAACGCCCAACCTTCTTTGCTGGTTAATAATTTTCCTTGTAACTTCCCAATCATATTTACGGAAAGTAACACGGTAAGCATATCTTGTACCAAGATAACATGCTTCCTTATATAAATCTTCAGTTTCAATTCCTTTTTCAATCAATTCATGAATTTTTGGCAAGTTGATTTCAAACAAGTTACAAGGTGAACCGTTTGGCAGCGTGATTTCCCCGCAAGGATTAAATATTTCAACAAACCCATCAATCATTTCTTGCCAACCGTCAATAATTCGTCCTGTGTTTTGTGCCAGTTCAATGTTGGTGTACCCAGGTTCACCGTTGCAATAAATATTGTTAGCCATTTCCTTAAATTCTTCTTTTGTCGTTTCCCTTGTTACAGAAACAGAGTTATTGCTTGCCCATCTCCACTGACTAGCAACCAGGTTTTCAGGTTTGGAATAGTTTTTGGATTCAACAAATTCTAAATCCTCAACATCCCCAACAAGGATCAATGCTGATCTTCTTACATTGCCGGCGACAACACAGCAACCGATATTCTGAATAATATCGCCCCAATGCACTGGGGAAACTTTTTGTCCCACATTTTCATTCAAAATATCGTTCACCACTTTCAACAGGTGAACGAGCGGTGCAGGACCTGATGCAATTCCTCCAAAACCTTTGATTGGATCACCTTTTGGACGAACATCAGAAATATCAATTGCTAAACTTGAATATTCACCAATAAAATGGCTATCAATCACCAATTGCAAAGATTCTGCCCAACCTTCACGAGAGTCAGGAACTTTAAAAACCTTGTCAACCACTGCATGATGATCATTAAATTTAATATGATCCTTCTCTGCTTGTTCTGCCAAATCACCATTAAAATCTTTATGATTTGGATCACAAATGAAATGAAGATTTATTTCTCTCTTCACGGTTGGCATCTGATTAACGTTTTTCCGTTGAACATTGACGCCAACTCCTCCGCCTTTCATTAACTGGTCAAATGTGAAAATGGCTGCAAACGAAGGAAGCAGTTCGTCAGAAGAACCAATGACGGGTTTTAAATGGGATTCGCCAAATTTTTGTGGCCGTGCGACAACGCCCCAACAATTGTTTTCTGCATCACCAGTTCTCAATGAAAATTTAGTTCCCGACATCCACAATCCACGGCCAGGAGGAGTGATGACAAGATTAAACATCAGGTGATAAAACCGTTGTGCTTCTTTCATCAATTCAGCTTCTTTTGCTAAATTCCATTTGCCGATTTGCTGCAATCGATCCATTTCTATTCCAAAATTACCTTCTGTCACACGTTTGCATGTTTCCCACCATTGTTCCATTGTCCCATCTTCTTTTGTTCGGGAATATGTTCGCAAATAAACGATATATCCTAATCCACCATATCCCCATTTCGGATTTTTCCCTTTATATTGAGACAAGAATTTTTCAGGTAAGTTGAATTTCATACGGCAACATCTCCTTTAATCAATTTTTATGAAAAAAGAAAAAGACCGTGAAGTTGTGGTTCACGGTCAATCAAATTCAACTTCTGCTTGAAAACGAATATTTTCCCAAAGTTCGACATATCCCTCATAATCTTCATAACGTTGAAAATTAGGATTGTTTAATTCAATGTTCTTCCCAACCTTTCTTTCAAGATGTTCTTTGATGATTTTAATCAATTCTTCTTCAGAAAATGTGATCATCATTTTTCCATTCCTCCAATTAACTCATTTTCAATTGCAAAAGCCAAAGCAACAGCACCAGCATCAGATGCATCATTGGATTCAAAAGTAAAATCTTCTGCCAGGTTCAAGAATTTCCTAACAGAAGATTCAACCGTTTCTTTTGAATTTGCGTTCATCAACTTTTTAATCTTTTGTGGTGCAATTTCTTCAATTTCAACACCAAAGGAAACATAAACTGCACCAACCACACGTTCCAGTGCTTTTGTTGCTTTGTTGAATTTCACAAAGGAATTTTCACGAACAACCACATCAATTTCATGGTCCCAATAGACACGTAATAAATGGCTGGTGATCCTTTTCAACTTTTGGTTCAGGTTATGCTTTGGATTTGCTTTCACAATTCCTGATTCCAGCAATTTCACTTTTCCATTTTTCACTTCAACAACTGCATATCCAGGTGAATTTAATGATAAATCAAGTCCTAATATCTTCACATTCCTTTCACTCCTTTGATGTAGGTCAAAACTGCTTCTAAATTCTGCAGATGTTGTTTGTCAAAAGCGGTTGGTTTCATGATGTTTAGGCATTCTTCATATTCTTGTTCAAGTTCTTTAATTTCTTCATCTGTTGCAGATTCAGCAATTGCCCGTTTGAAATTGTTGAATGCCCACTTGTCAACGTCAATTTTAGGTGGTTTATTTTCTTTCACTGCTTCAACCACTTCTGCGAATTCATCAAGCAGTTCAATCTTATGTTCTTCATCAACGTTGACATAAAAAGCACGAATATCTTGATATTTCAATTGATCTTCTTCATTTAGTTCCCAAGATTTTTTGGCAAGATTCACATAAACAATAAGGTATTCATTCAAACCATAAAGTTTGGAATATGCATAAACTTGCTTTACGTGGTCTTGTTGTGCTTCACGTAAGGAGTAGTTAGAGGTTTTATTGTAACTGGTTTGTTTTGTCTTGAATTCAACACCAACCCTTTTTCCGTCTTTATAGATCAGAATTCCATCTGGTTGACCTTGAATTGGGATTTCTAAACCGTTGTGGTTGTACACTTTTTGAACCTGGGCAAAACCTTCCCAAGCTGGAACTTTAAGGCCATTCATATTTAAGAACAATGGTTTGAAAGGTGGTTCTTCACCTGTCAATTGTTTATAATGTTTTGCGATGAATAGCAATTTCCGTTGCATCATTTTTCCGGTTAAAGTTCCAAGCTCTTTCCAACGGTTTTGATGCGGCTGTTGAGGTTCACGATCACGTTTATCACCTTTCAATTTGTGATAAAGTTCTCGTTTGCAACTATTAGCAGAAGAAGGCGTGAAACCAATAAACCGTTCATAAGGTTCATTCATTTCTTTTTTCAGAAGTGCAACTTCAGTTTCCAAAAGATAAAGGTCAATTTGTTTATCGTGAATTTCAGGGAAAGAATCGTAGGTGTTGATCATGCTTAAGAAATCGTGCTCTAGCATATCTTTCCGTTCTGCAATTTTTGCTTCTTGACGTTCCTTTTTAACTTCAGCAGCAGTTATGAACATTTTTGTTCCTCCTAGTTTTTTTTTTTGATTTTTAATCTCTCATTATATATATGGGGAACGTTTTGCTCAAAGGTGACACAAAAACAAAAAAAAAAAATTACACAGTTCTTTTTCCTGCAAACCATTCTTCAGGTGAAATTTCTTCCATCCAACGGTTCATGATTACAATATCCGTCTTCAATGGAACGTTCAATTTAACCGTGTTACACATAACGTCTTCAATTAATGCAATCGTTTCAGGTGTTACATCTTTTTCAGGAACCATCATCAACAATTCATCGTGAATAGAAGCAGGCAAGAACCAATCACCTTTTTCAATGCAAATTTTCCCCATTCTGTTACCGTTTTGCTTCAGAATATCTGCACCAGTTCCTTGAATTCTATGGTTGAATGCTTGACGTTCAAACCTTTTGAGTTTGCCAATTAGTTGCCTAATTTCATTAATTTCTTTTTGGATTTGTTTAAACCGTTGTTGTTCTTTGTAAGTTGGTTTTCCTTCTTTGTTCAACAACTTTTTCCGTTCCCTGTAAAGTTTGGTTAACTTATCTTCATTCATTGCAATTTCACGTTTAAGAATCTTGTATTCTGGAAACCTTCTTTTGCGGCCAAATAATGTTGGAACGTAACCGTTTATTTGCATGAAAAGAATTGTTTCTGCAACCATTTGTTCAAATTTGGGATAAAGTTCATTGAATTTCTTGATAAAGTGTTCACCAACTTCAATTGGAACGCCCATTGATTCAGCAAAACCTTTTGCAGATTGGCGATAAGCAACCGCCAACATTCCTTGTTTTGCTAATTTGCGGGGTTCAAATGCGGTTGCTGGTTTTTCATCCTTCTTTGTTCCACCGTCGCGGGAAACAGGATCAAACCAACATTTATCTTGACACCATTCACGTTTCAATTCAGGATAAAGAAATTTGAAAACAATCAAGGCAACATCAACATAAGGATCTTCGTCATTCCAATAAGCCTTAATCATGCTATCATCTTGATATTCCGTCCAAAGAATTTCAGCTTGAATTCTAGGTTCAATAGATGATAGATCGGCTCCAATAATCACATAACCTTCAGGTGGAATGAAGCACTTTCTTACTAATTCACCATCACCTTTAGATGGTAAGTTTTGCAAGTTCGTTCCTTTTTGCACTTTCCGTTCATCAGTGACAAGATAACGAACAATATCTAGGAAATTGGAATCATTCACGAAATTGTAATGGGTGTTCATACAACATCCTCCTTATGGTTTAATGGGGATTTTGGCATATGTTCTATTTCCCATAACCTTCTGGCTTCAACTGCTTCTTCTAGAGTCTTGAATTGACCTAAGTAATAATGTTTTCCATTAACACAACCTTGTGCTTGCCATTTGCCATTGTTTTATTGTCAATCCTAACGAAAGTGTTTTGACTATTACCTGAATGGTCAACCCATCTCAAATTTCGTTTTCTATTATCTAACGTATTGTGGTTTATGTGATCTACATGTAGCTGTTCATTTGGTGGTTCTCCAAGTACAATTCTGTGAAGGTAAATTACTTTTTCCCAAGGTTTTTCCCTGTCTGGTAACCATACTCTTTCTTTATTACAAACATAAAACCCAGATCTCTTTTTTGATAAATACCACTTCCTGTTGTTTGGTAATTGAACCTTTTCAAGGTCTTCAGTATCAATCAAAACTTCGTAAACTTCACCATTTCTTCTTTCAATAAAAATAACCGTGGTTTCACCACGGATTTCATAGCGATTTTTCAATTTTTACCCCACCTTTCTTTAATTTCTTCATAAACTTCAATCGGCCTACCATCATAACCGCTTGATGCATAACGACCTGTTTGTGCTCCTGTGCTATCAAACCGCGAATGAATTTTCCCGTCAATTTCAACTGCTTCGGGCAATTTACGAACATAAGTTGTCAACAATTTCTGAAGTGCTGACACTTCTTTTAATGGTTTCAATGCAGGTTCGGTTTCAAAATATTCTTTCAAAATCTTGGTTGAAGTGCTTCTTGTTTTTCCTCTCTCAAACTGCGGCGTAATGTCTTCAATCTTCAGGTAATCATAAATCAGATATGAGATGTGGTTATGGTTGGTCAAACTGAATTCAGTGATCCTGAATTTATCAGGAAGATTTTCAATTGTTGCTGCAACTGGTTTTTGTTTCAACAATCTATCCAATTCTTGTTTTGTCGTTTTGTAAGATTTCAAATGTGTCTTTCCTTGCTGTTCCCATTCCTTCAGTTTTTGTTTTTTCTTCTGAACACGTTCTTCCCAAGTTTTGATCCTTTTCTTTTGCGATTCAATCCAGGCATCGATATCTTTCTTTTTCAACTTCAACGTCATATTCCACAGGAATTCATCGTTAATGTTATAGGTTTCAAAAAGTTCCCTTTCCAATTCAGCAAGTTTTGACGTGAATTTTTCATTCAATTCATTCAACCGTTCAGAATCCAAATTGAAACCAGTTCTTTGAAGCATGAAATCAGTGGTTGGAAGGTTTTTATCAATTAAGGTGTAAACGTTGTATAGCTTATCGGTTTTTTTCATCACTTCCATTTGCCACTCAAACAGTTTCCAACCGTAAAGCGTATCTTTGATGGCATAAATTCCAACCAATTCAATATCGAAAGGTGCAGGTGAACAATTGCCGAACAAATCATCGAAGGTGAAAATTTCTCCGTCAATCCCAAAGTGTTTCCCATATTTCCGAACCAACGGTTTCAAACCGTAAGATGGTTCATGTTCGTTCATCACTTTCATTGCGTTCAAAGTGTCCCAAATTAAACCGTTGATCTGATAACCGTCATTCACGGCCATGTGCATATCAAGCAACGTTGCACCCATATGAAACGTTTTGCCTTCAGTTTCTGCTTCCATGAATGGTTTAATTGCTTCCAGAACTTTGGAACGTGTCAATTGTGGATCATCTTTTTTATGCTGAAACTCATAAGGAATTTCCATCTTTCCAATTCGGTCAATTCCATGAACATGCCCATATGGAAGATAATAACCTTCATTCAAATAAGGTAACCAAATTGAAATACCAATGGTCAAGTCAATATAAGAATCAATTCCCGTGGTTTCAACGTCACCAGCAACCATTGATTTTACTCCCAAATCAATCCAACGGTTTTTCCAATGTTCTCTTTGCAACTTGCATTCTTGTCTTAACCGTTTCATGAATTGTGGAATCTCATGGTCATGACGAAGAATAAAGAAATTGTCAGGTTTGGTTTCAATCACTTTCCTTGCACGTTCACGTTTCAAATCCAATTCTTGTTGTTCTGCAATTTCTTTTCCGTAACGAACCAATTCAGCTTTGGAAATTGCACCATCTTTTTGACGTTGAATTTTCCCTGATAAGATTGCTTCTTTTCCAAGTTTGAACCAATGCAATTCACGTTCATTTGTGGGAATGTCTAATTGTTCGATTTGTTCAGCAAGCGGTTTATGCAGGTCGTTAACCTGCTTGATTCGTTCTTTTGCTGATTTTGCGTTGAATTGGGAATTTTGGTTTAAGGTCAATTTGATTTCCATCAATTCACACCTCCGAATTTATTAATTCCTTGTTTACTTATCGGAATTTATCCCATCAATTTTTTCCTTCACTTTTTCTAAATGCAGAGACATAAATTGATAAAATTGTTCAAAAGTTTCTTTTCTGGTTTTAAGCCAAGTGACAACAAATAATTTAGTGGTCTTTTCAACAATAGCCCAAGCTCTACGTGACCTTATAAGGTAAAACCCCATTCCTTCAAACTCAAAAAACTGCCCCAAATATTCAGATTCCTCGATACGACCCCAGAAATTCTGTTTAATTAATACTTTTTCCTTTTGTCTATTAAGTTTTATTTTATCCAATCTTCCCACCTCCAATTGAAATAAAAAGAAAAAAGAGGAATAGCACGAAACAACCTGCTATTCCTCCAAACCGTTCATTTGTCTGGAATCAAAGAATCAAAAATTGCATTTGAAATATTCATCCCACCAGCCGAATATAACAACCAATAATCACCTTCATCAAATCCCATTCGATCATAAATCAAATAACGAAAAGTTCCACCTTCTTGAAGATGTTCGTTCAACTTTTGAAACACCCAAGCAACTTGTTCAACTGTTGGCCGTTGTTCTTCAATCTTCTTTTCAACCTGCTTCTTCAATTGCTGGAATTCTTCTTTCCCTTCTTCCCAAACCTTTTTGAATTCTGGATTCTTCAATTGTTCTTCCAGGAATTTTTGAAGGAAATCTTTTTCCATTTCCCATTCCCCTTTCAAAATTGAAGGGGATGGAATTGAACCATCCCCAAATATTAAAACGGAAATTCATCACCTTCATCAGCAGCAGAAATAGGTTCAGTTTGGCCTTTCTTTTCTTCAGCAGCTTCAACTTTTTGTTCTTTCTGTTCAACTTCTGCATTTTCTTCATCAACTGGTGCTTCATAACCAATTTTGGTTACGTCAAATCCAAGTTTCACAAGGTCAAGCACTTTCTTATCTTCAGGTTTTACATACACCATTTTTTCAAACAAACCCATATCAAATTCACCGAATTTTGAAACATCCACTTTTACAGGTTTACGATCCTTGTCACGAACAACTGTTAATTTATATGTGGCTTTAACTCCGCTGCCTGTTTTTTCAAGAATCATTTCGCAATCAAGTTTTCCATCTGCTTCAAGTTCGATAATTCGATCAACCAAGTCATCACCTTGTTTTCCTCTGGTTCCAACAATGACAGGTTGACCAGTTTCCAGATTCCAAAAACCAAACATGTACCTGCGTTCCGCCTTTAATTCACGAACCAAAAATTCAGCGTGTTCCAATTCTTTTCCCTTCAGGTTTTTCATGTTTTTACGCAAATAACTAACTGCTTTATCATAAGCATCAGGTTCAATGTGACGTGTACAAATGCTAGGATAAATTTGATATTGTTGTGATAAAACGTATGATTGGTGGCTCCAAAATTCAACGTATGTTTCAGAATTGGGAAGTGCAACTTTCACTTTGTCGCCAATCTTGAAGTTCTTGCGAAGTTTTTTCAGTTCGTTTTGTTCTTGCTTCCGTTTTTCTTCTTCCAACCGTTTTTGTTCTTCCAATGCTTTTTTCTCAGCAATTTCTTTACCTTTTCCGGTGAACATGTTCATTTAATCATCCCCTTGGATTAAGTTTGTAACGGGGATTTTCATCCCTCACTATATATATGGGGAACGTTTTGCTCAAAGGTGACATAAGGAGAAATTTTTTTTTTGACTAGAATTGCGGTTCAGGTGGGGAATTGTTACAAGTTCATTTCAAAGTTCAAATCAAAGTTCAAACGGTTGAACTATAAATAAATAAATACTATAAATAAAAAAAGAACTATAAATAAAAAGATTCAGCATATAAATACTATCGTATTTATATGCTGGACGTTATTTCAATATTTTGCTTTTTCACTAAGACTTATCTATGCAGAGAAGGATTAATTAACAACACCAAGGTTCACCCATCTGTGCAGATTCAAAAGCATAATGATCCTGTGTTAATATGGTTTGTCCGTCTTCTGCGTTTACAATAAAAACTGAAAGTAATAAAACAAACATCACAATCAACGCATTTTTCATAATCCAGCACCTTCCCTTTTATCATCATGTTTGACTTAACTTAAAAAATGTGTTCAGATACTCAAAGTATTTCGGTTCGTTCTCTTGTAAACAACTAAGAAGCAACGTAACAATGTTTTGTGCCGCTTCCTTGGCTCCGAATTTTTCTGCAATCTTAACACCTTTTTCCAAAATTGAAACCGCTTGTTTCATCTTTCCTTTTCTAATCCACAACCTCCCCTGCAGACAATACGTTTCTAAGATTCGTGGGCCAACATGATCAATTGAAAATGCATGATTGATATATTCTTGCACTTGATCCAACTGATCTTGCTTGAGTTTAAGATATCCAAGTCGGTTATAAATCGTGGTCAAAAGTTTTTGATCAACCTTACCTTCCAGTTTCAATGCTTTTTTGTAAGCTCTTTCTGCCGTGTCAAAATCTCCTTTTTCCTCGTAAACTTTCCCCAAAACTTCCCAAAGTTCAACCGACCGGTCAAATTTTTGTTCCTTGGCTGCAATTTTCAGGCCGGCAATTGCAGAACAAATTGCTTTATCATATTTTTTCCGCTCAAGCTCATTTCTTGCCTTACACTCAAACACAAGGCATGTGATGTGTGCGTTTTGAATTTGATGATGGTTCTGAATCAATTCTTCCAATTCTTCATAGGAATTTCGCAAAAGCAAAACCTTAAAGCTAAGAAGGCCATAATAAACATCCATGCGTGATGATCCTTTAAAGGATTTAATTCCCTCTTCAATTTCCATTAATGCAGATGGAATATCATTGTTTGCATAATAATAGTTGGCCAATAGGTTATGTGCTGCACTTTTTAGATTTTCTGAATTGGCCTCTTCCGATTCAATAACCTTTGTTGCTGCAGCCTTTGCTTTTTCTAATTGTCCCAAATAGAAAAATGCTTTTGCTTTCAGGAACGTGATCCATGCTTTTTCTTTTGAATAAACTTCTGCATAAACTTCAAGTTGTTCTAACCGTTCGATATCTTCCTTTAAGGATTGTTTTAAATCAATGCTGACCTCAGCAATTTCAAGTCGGGTTCTTAGCTCATCAGGTTCTTCTAATCTAATGATTTGATAAACTTCCTCAACGGTGAATCCGAACAGTGAACAATATTTTTCATATGCTTCAATGGCTTTTTCAATTTTCTTTGGACCATCCCCCTTTTCTAATCTACACAGTGTTGTGATGGATTGCTCTCCCTTCATTGCCAAATATTCAAGTGAATAACCTTCTTCATTCCGCTTTTTCTCCAGGAACTTTCCGATCTTTTTAAAATCGTACTTATTCAAGATGTCCCCTTCTTTCCCTATGTTATCACGTAATTCCAGCAAATGTGATTTATGAAATATTTCATGTTTTGGTGCGGAATTTTTCAAACCAAATGCCGTTTCAAATCAACATGCAATTATTTATTCGTTTGTTTTGTCCATTTTTTGTCCGATGTCCGTGAAAATACTCCTAGTTTTTACGATTATTTTCTTATTTTCTGATTTGACTTTACCTAAATTTTACATCAAAAATTTGATTTGTATTTTTTTTCTGACTAAAATTAAATCACTAATGAATGAAGTTGCTCGTTCAAATTCCCCCTAAACAATCGTGTCAACCTCGTGTTCTGGTTTCCTACTATAAAAATAGAAAGAGGGAATGTGTAATGCCAAAAAAAGCATTCACTTGTAAGGAACACAAAGGCAATGCTGATTTTGTAGAACTTGCAGTTGATGCAGTTGTTCAATATGTAAATGACCAAATTGAACAAAATGTTTTGGTTGCTAATGATGTAAAGATTGAATCTTCTAGAAAACTTAAATTTAAAAATCACATTGCTAAATTTGACACAGAATCGAAAATTTTCTACAATAAGAAAGGAATGTGAATTTTTGTTTTGGGGGAATTTAATTGGAGACTCGCAGCCTAGATGAAAAGGAACCTATTTGTGCAGTATATGCACGCGTTTCAGTTGAACGAAATAGCGAATCAGTCGAACACCAAGTTTCATTACTTAGGGAATTTGTCAGATCAAAAGGACTAGGTGTCATTCCAGATGAATTTATATATGAAGATGTTGTTTCCGCTTCAAAATACAGTATCTGGGAAAGGCCGGCAATGAAACGACTTTTGGAAGACGCAAAAGATGGAAAGTTTTCTATTCTTTTATTTAAGGGTATTTCCCGATCTGTTCGTGATACGCAGGAAGCACTTGAAATCCTTGAACGATTCAAACAAAAAGGAATTCGTGTAATCTCATTCGAGGAAAATTACGATAGTTCCCGTGAAGATTCCAAATTTATATTTGGCATTCATGCACTTTTGGCCGAACAGGAATCAGAAAAAATTTCTGTTCGGGTTAAACTTGGAATGAAGGAAAAGGTGAAAAAAGGTGAATGGGCAGGATTGTCACCATTCGGCTATCGAGTAAAAGACAAAAAATTGGTGGTCGATCCAGAAGAAGCTGAAATTGTTAAGAAAATATTTGATATGTACGTGGACGAGAATGTTGGAACGTCAACAATTGCAGTTCACCTGAATGAGCACGGATATAGAACTCGAAATGGAAGGCCTTGGTCCAGGAAAACCGTTAGGGACATGTTGAAAAATGAAGTTTATATTGGTCGGATTACGTATAATAAAAAGTCACTAAAACGAATAAGAGATTTTGACAGTGAAACCCAAAAGAAAAAGTGGGTACGAATTCCTAATAGTCAAGATGATTGGGTTATTGTAGAGAATAGCCACGATGCTATTATTGATAAGAAAAAATTTGAAAAGGCACAAATAATGCTTGCTGAAAGAAGCAGAAATTTAGAACCATCCAATGTTATATTTCCGCTAGCTGGAATCCTAAAATGTAAAAAATGCAAGAAATCAATCGTAGGTCTGACTTCAAAAGCTAAGGGGAAAACTTATAGATATTATTGCTGCAATACTTACCTCAGATTTGGACGTTCCTTTTGTAGTCAGCCAAATATAAATGCAGAAAAGATCGAAGCGTATATTTTGGAATTATTAGCAGAAAAGCTAAAGACAATCCAGGATCAAATTGTGCTTGGAAAAAATATTGGAGTGGTTAAACCCAACACAAAGGATATTGAAAAGAAATTAAAACAAGTTGAAGCTCAGATTGAAAAGGTAAACCGTGATACTTCAGAACTTTATTTTGAACGTGACAACATGGAGCCACTTCAATATCAATTCATTATGCAACAGCTACGTGAAAAAGCCAAATCACTAAATGAAGAAAAGGAGCAGTTACTATCAAAACTCCAAATTTCAGAGGAATCAGAGGAAATGATGAAAGAAGTAGAGAGTCATCTAACTGAATTTTTCAACCTCGACATATCGGAACCTAGGAAAGTTAGGAAAGTCCTTCGCCATTTTATTGAAGTCATTTGGCTTGATGATAAACATCTTGATATTCATTACAAATTCGATTTTTAA